TTAGTTTTTTATAATAATCAATTTGAGATTGAATAAAATCTTGCGAATACGAACAGAGTTCGCCAGTTCTTTTTTTCATTTTCTTACCTCTTGAATTATTTTACAATATTATTCTTTTTCTGTCAATCATCATACAAAAAATCAAAACAATCATACTCATCGAATAATTCGCTTTCATTATACGGAGCAGAATCTTGCTCAAGAATAGCTTCAATATCGTCAAAAAAATTATCCATTTTTCATGCCTCTTGAATTATTTTACAATATTATTCTTTTTCTGTCAACCTTGCCAGATTTATTCCGACAAGGTTTCACTTTTCCAGACTAAAATCTAACCAAGTCTTTTGCTCTCGCTTTTTTTTGCAAGTCCGCAATTCTCTTTTTGAAAGAATCCGACCGCGGATCATTTTTCTGAACGATATTTCTGCTATACATTCTAACCTTGTGAACACCGCTCACGCATTTTGCTACTCTGTTTTTTGTCGGCGATACGTGAATACCAAGTGCGAAAATCCTGTTTGCTGAATCTTTCCGCGCTTTCATTTCCAGTCTATCTTGTCTGCTTATCATTTCAGTCATATCATCCCCCTTGAAAACATTATACAAGATTATTCTTTTTCTGTCAACCGACCTGTAAAATCCAAAATCAATTTAAGAAAAACAATAACTAAAAAACCCGTTCAACTTTTACACAATAACCATTTATTCTTTTACTGTCAATCGGGATTTTCCTTTTTATGATTAACCTGACTTGCAGTATCATAATTGATTCTATCCCTTTCGACTTTCAAAGAATAAACAATTATTCTTTTTTTGTCAATCGGTATTTTCTAATCTGTTAAGATTTTATTTTCCCTTTCGACTTTTATATTATACAGATTTATTCTTTTATTGTCAAGTATGGATTTTTTTTGTTTTACAGGATTTTTTGCAGAATTGTTTTGTTTTTTTTAATTTTTTTAATTTTTTTTTAATTTTTTTAATTTATTGTTTATTTTTTTTATTTCCTATGGGGATACACCATTATATAGTCCTATATACCCCCATATGCCTAAGAGAAAATAAACGTCAACGGGGAGGAACCCCGCCGACGCTATTATACTTTTTTAATTTTTTTAAAAATACTTTTTTTAAAAAAATTAAATAGCCACCTTTTCTACTAATCGTTCAGGCCAAATTACATTAGCACCATCTTTATGAATGTCTTTCTTGAACCGAGTATAAACTTCAGTCTCCGCGTCATAGAAAAAATAAGCTTCATCCAACCGAAATAAACACAGACCATTTTTATCTGGATGAATAGCCAGCATATAAATCTTATGATTTCCATAAGAAGCTGGTGTCATTGTTACACTTCTATTTTTCTTATCAAGAGCAAGCAAACCTTTTATAACTTTCTTTCCTGGTTTGCCAAGCCAGTCCTTCATTGATTCGCGAGCCTTCATCATCTGAATAAAACCCTCTCTGCGAGCTGCTTCTTCGGTAGACATAGTAAGCCCATCATAAGAAACCTTTTTAGCACCATTCTTAAGTGCAAACTCAGTCCATTTGAAACCAGCTTTTTTACTTGCTTCAACCTTTTCTGAGAAAAGTTTTTCAGTCATCTCTCCAACATAAAGAGACTTTGCATTTGCCTTATAGACATGCAATTTAACCTTACCCATATAAACAATAGCCCCTACAAAAACAGTATCTTTCGTTGCATTTTTTAATGTCATATCTTTTCCCCTTGATTAATTATACAAAATTATTCTTTTTTTGTCAATAAAAGTTTCCCACTCATATATAGACTAACCGTTCTGAAGATGTAAAGATAAGTTATACAGGAGAAAATATGGACTATTTTGAAAACCTAAATGAAGAAGATAAAAATACAGCAGAGATAATGTTGAACAATTTGAACGAAGCTCTAACAGCAACTGCCGATAGTTCTTTTAGCCAAGAACTTGTTAAACCATTAATATTTCACGTTCAGCAAAATCTCGTAGCTAAAGAACTTGTTGATGTTCAACCAATCAATTTTAAGGAAGGTAGAGTTTACGGTATCGACATTCAAGACGCCGCAGGTAATGTTATATCTGGTACGTCTGCCGTTGATACATTTAATAATGCTTTCTCTGAAATATCAGAAAACAGCGATATACCAGACTTAGTGCTTAAACTAAAAGAATCAATAGTAGTAGCTAAAACAAGAAAAGCTAAGTTAAACTACACTCAAGAATTAGCTCAAGATTTAAGAACATTAAAATTTAACCTTGAAGGTGAAAAAGTTAAAACAGTTGGTGCCGAAATTGCAGCAGGTATTGATTACGATATCATAGCAGCAATAAAAGCTCACTCAGATTATCATACAGCAATAAATCATAGCTGGGATAATAATACAGAAGTTATTGGCTTAAATGCTGGAGTATCTTCAATACTATTAAATAAAGTAACTACAAACATTACAGAAGTTCAAAATTTAATAAACAACACTTTACCAAGTACTTTAATCGCAACTAACGATGCAACTCATATAATTTTAACAGCTACTGTAGATGGAATTGATGGTAATTTTATAATAGATGCTGGAGGAACTGGTCTATCAACTTTAGGATTTACCGCAGCAACATATACCGGAATCGATGCCGTTTCTGGTTATCAAACTTTCACATCTATTACAGATCCAACAACGTCTTTAGCCCAAAATTATACTTTTACTGTAACAGTAGATGGAATCGCAGGTTCTGGAGATTTATCTGTAGCTTTAGCCGCTAATGAAACATTTGCAGATATCATAACAGCTATTCAAACAGCAATAAATGAAGATGCTGATATTGTAACTGGTGCAGTTTCTGTTACAGTTACAATTGACGGTGATGGAAAAATTAGAGTTACTTCAGATTCTTTAACATCGTCTTCTATTTTAATAGCAGCTCCTGCTCTTGGTTCGTCATTAATAACATTATTGACAGGAGTAGATGCAGCAACTGCAGGAGTAGAAGTTACAAAAGCAACAACTACTTCAACTGTTGATATTTCTGACGGTTTTGATTGGAGTTCAACAGTAAACTTCCTTAATTCTCTTTATGAATTAAAAGTTGCTATTATGAGAGCTTCTGGAAACATAGCTTCGGCGACAAGAAAAGGATTGGCTAATTTTATTATTGTTCCAACTCTTGTTCAGGAACTTATTACATCGATGCCTGGTTTCGTTGCTTCTGCAGAACCAACTCTTGGCCCTATAAGTAAAATTGGAAAGCTTGATTATCTTGAAGTTTACGTAAATACTTTTGACACTACATCATATGATATGTATGTAGGAAAAAAGCCAATTGGAAATATGAGTGCTGGAATTGTATATTCACCATATGTAATTGCTCTTGGAAATACAATTACAAATTCTGATTTTTCATTAACTCAAGCAATCATTAACAGATTTGGAATAACAAAAGTAAACGGTGGAAACACTATGTATCACAAAGTTACACTAACCGGATATTCCGCTAATTAAATAAAAAAGACACTCAACTGAGTGTCTTTTTTTTATATAGTGAATTGATTTATTTTTTTTATTTCAACCCCATTTAATTTCAACTCTCTTGTAATTATAGGTCTTTTAATTCCTGTTTCGTCTACAATCTTAGTTATGCTATATTTCTTCATACAATATAAATCAATAATAATATTTATATTTTCTTCTGTTAAAGAAATATACTTTGGATTTTCTTTTCCTTTTTTACCATATAAAGGATGATTTTTTCCAGATACTCTTTCAGATAATTTCTTCTTTTGTTCTTCTGATTGTTTATATCCTTTATGTGAATTGCTCATTTTTAATCTTGATTCTTTTGTATGCTTCTTTCCTTTCATAGGATTATCATTTTCACTAAAATATTTTTTCTGTGAATTGCTCATTTTTAATCTTGATTCTTTTGTATGCTTTTTTCCTTTCATAGGATTATCATTATTCTCATAAAACTTTCTTAAAGATAAAGAAATTTTATTTTTTGTTTCTTTTGATTGTATAATATTTATTTCAGGATATTTTTTTCCTTTTTTTGGACTATCGTTATTATTGTAAAACTTATTCAACCCTTCTGAAATGTTTTTTTTGTGTTTATCTGTTAACCTTAATCTTCTTCCTTTATGCCTTTTTGCTATTGAAAGAATATTATAGCCTTTATTTTCTTCAAAAATATCATAACTCTCAAACCAAAAACTCTCTCTTTCTAATAGATTTTCCTCTAAAACATTTTCTTCTAAAATAGAAAAAAGAAAATTATTTTCTCCATATCTATTCCAAGAACTTTGAAGATGTTTATTAAAATGATTGTTGTTTATTAACATTCTTTTATGTCTATATACTCTTTCTTCTATATTGCTAGAACTTCCAATATATTTCTTTAAATTAACCTTATTTTCTATTAAATAAACTCCAATCATTTTTTCTCCTATAACAACATTTTCATAAACTGACCTTCAGTTATTAACTTTACACCTAAAGTTAAAGCCTTTTTAAGTTTTGCAGACAATGACTTAGTATCATCTGTTGCGTTATTTGTCACAAGGAAATCTAAATCCTTAGACACTCCTGATTTAACTATTCCACCTTTACTGAGAACCTTTTCAGCAGCTTCATCTCTTGTCATATTCTCAAGTTTCCCTGTAAAACAAAAGCTAGCTCCATTCAATTTACCCATATCATCCTCCTCAATCTCTACCACTTTTTTTATACTAACGTAGTTTGACAATTCAACCATTTCTGTATAGAGCTTTCTCATTGCATTATAAAGTAAAACTGCTCTTCCATCGCTAAACCCTTCAACCTGAATTAAATCATTTACAGTTGCATCGTGAAGTTTTTCAAGTGTATCATATCCAGCATTTACTGCGAACTTAACGACACCTTCACCAATACCTTCAATGTCAAATCCAGAAACAAATGTTTCTAATTTCAATTCTTTTATATCATACAACTTTTTGAAAGCTTTTTCTGTAGCCTTCTTTAAATTAGTTGATTTCAAAATTTCGTCTAAATCAAGTTCATACAAATCAACAATATTAACAACAAATCTATTATCAAAAAGATGGTTCATGAGAGCCGGCCCAAAACCTTTCACACCTGTTTTATCAATCCATTTTTCTAATCTATGAAAATCTCTTCCACCACAATCTAAATTAGGACAATAAACTCTTGCACCTGTAACAATTAATTCGGTTCCACAAACTTCGCATAATGCAGGAGGAAGTTTTTCACCTCTAATTTCTCCTTCTTCAACAACTTTTAATATCTGCGGAATAATATCACCAGCTTTGTGAATAAGAACTTTATCACCTATCTTAACACCAAGTTTCTTAATGTTATCAAGATTCGCAAGGCTTGCTCTTTTAACAATGCTTCCCATTAAATCTATAGGCTCAAGATTAGCAACAGGAGTATAATTATATCCAGACCTTGACCATTCAATATCAAGTAGCTTTGTAACAGCTTCTTCTGTCTCAAATTTGAAAGCTCTCTGATATTCAGGACGTTTTCTGTACAAATCAGACATCACAATTAAATTTTGTTTAAGAACTATACCATCAATTGCTATATCTAAACTTTCTCTAATTTGAACAATTCTATCTCTTTCTATTATAACTTCTTCTGAAGCATTACAACATATAGTCTCTACAACATCAAACCCCCAAAGTTTTAATTGTTCAACTTTATCACTTTCCAGAGAAAGTGAAGTAAATTCTCCTTGAACATCATATACAATTAAATTTAACAGTTCAGTTTCTTCACCGTTTTTTCTTTTAGTAATACCAGAAGCCATGTTTCTTGGGTTTTTAGAATCTTTGAAGTATTTATTAAAAACACTATTCTTTAGAATGATTTCTCCACGAACAGAACCAGTCCATTTGTCTTTCAGATCAATAGGCACTCCATTCATTTTTTTTACATTAGGAGTAATATCATCACCAATGATGCCATCACCTCTTGTAACAGCTTTATTAAGTTTTCCATCTACATATTGTAATTCTAAAGATAACCCATCAAGCTTATGTTGTAAAATAAGAGGGAATTTAATTCTTTTAACTCTTAACCAATCCTTAAAATCAATTTCATTATTAAATTTATCCTGACTACCCATCATCATTTTATGTTCAGTTTTAGGCCAACCATTCCAAGAAGTTTCTCCAACAGATTTTAACAACTTACTATTAGGATTTTCTTTTTTTAGTTGATTCCATAAAGCATCAAATTCAAAATCAGTTATTTCAGCTTCACCATTATAATATTTATCTTGATGATATTTAATTTTTTCTTCTAATTTCATTTATTCCCTCTTAATTTATAATACAAAATTATTCTTTTACTGTCAAGAATTTTGTATTAATTCTTTTCTTCTTCTTTCATATAATCGCCCATAGACATTTTTTCTGTCACTCCATTTCTCGTATCTGTTACAGACCTTGATAATGCAGAATACAATGCTTCCATTCCTTTTACTGATGGTTCATAATTAGCAGTAGAATTTAAACTATATCCCATTTTATCGCCTTCAGCAAAAGAATCAATATTAGCTCCTAAAAATACAAACTCCCAATTATAAGTTTCTTGCTGACGCTTTACCATTTCTTTAATCTGGCTTGCCTTAAACTCTTTTGAGGAATTTTCCTGACCATCTGTAGTAATTAAGAAAATTACCTTTCCTGGTCGTTCGCTCTCTTTAGTATTTTTAAGACGTTCTCCAATAGTATTTATTGTTTTACCAACTGCATCATTTAACGCAGTCATACCTCTTGCAAAATAAGCACTGTCAGTTAATGGAGAAACAAGTTTAATATCAACTGCGTTATCGCATACTTCATAACTATCATCAAAAAGAATAAGCGTTAATTTTGCTTCTCCCTTAAGGAGTTTTTGCTTTTCCAAGAAGGAATTAAAGCCACCAATTGTATCTTTTGCTAATCCTGCCATAGAACCAGACCTGTCTAAAATAACTACAATTTCCGTTAAATTCTCATTCATAATTTTCTCCCTATCTAATTACTCTAATGTTTATTTTATTATTATCATAATAATATTCTGCTTGTCCAATTACTGTGCTTTTCACAGGAACTTTTGCAACAAACATTTTTTTATCATCATGTTCATATCTTGTATCCATTTCATAAAATGAACCAATTTTACTATCAGAAGCTGTTTGAATGTGAATGCCACCAACATAAACAGGTTCAGATGTTTCAACTAAATGAATATCAAATAACATTTGATTAAATTTATAAAATGGTTTACCTTTAAATCTTGTCATATCCATTTGTTCATAGTAGTAATCATCATAATACTTTATACCTTTTGGATACATTTTTTTTACTTCAAGATCTTCATCTATTTTATTTTGAAATGCGTTTCTTGCATGACCAAAGACTTTAACGTATATCATATCTCGTATAAATCTTTCATTCTTATCGCAATCATTCCAAAGATAAATCATCTTACCGTCTTTAGTACAAAGGCATTGTTCCTTAAAAAAATCAAGATGGTGTCTAAGATTGATTTTAGAAGGAACAATTCCATTCCTTCTAATAGATTCTCTGTTATAAACTTCTGTAAGATGAATATACATTCTTATACTTCATTTCTCAAATTTGCTAAAGAACTATTTAACTCTTCTTCTAAAGCATTCACAGCTTTTCTAAAAGTTTCTTGTCCATCTTCTACTCCATTATCATACGCATCTTCTTGATCAGATTCACTATTTCTATCAGCTTCTTCATAACCTTCTTCATAACCTTTATCATAAGATTCATCATCTACAATAGAATTATCTCCAAGTCTATTCACAAGACTTTCATAAACTTTTTGTAAAGAAAGATTATCCATTCCTGAAAATATATCGTCAAAAACAGGCTTGACATCATTAAAACTCATACTCTGCAATTCTTCATACTTATTATTCATTTGTTACATCCAATGTTTCTTTCAAAACTCTTCTAAACATATGTTTACAAGTTATTTTCCACAAGTCTTCTTTTTCTCCATTCTCTAAATTAGAATAGAAATTCAATGGAATAGAAGCGCCTGCTTTATAAGAAGTGCCTCCTCCAAAATCATTAAACAAATCTTTACACATCGCACCAACATCTAAAGCTACGTTAGTAGAACGCACTGAAATCTGTAACTTATTTTTATCAACAATTGCAAAAATCACAGCAGTTGTTATAGAATCCATTCTAACATATTCCTGAGAAAGAACTGCAATAACATCTCTCTGTGTTTCTGAAATAAACCCTATCCCACCCACAAACATTCCATTAGACTCAGAACTATTTCCTTCTTTATGAAGTAATAGTCTTTTGTCATATGAATATCGTGGTAAAGGATAGTTCATTACTTTTTGTAGTTTTTCTTTGTCTGACAAATCAAGAAGTTCTTGATATGCTGTAAAATCTTCTTTAATCATATTTTCAGAAATTAAATCATTTGTATCTGTTCTAATTCCTAAAAGTAGTGCAGTGAATACGTCAGTGTATTCTGTCATGTCTTTGTACTCCGGATAGATTGCTTTTATTAAAGTGAAAACAATAGTAGAGCAAGCTCCGAATTGAGGAAGGATAATTTTCTTCTTTGAAGATGTAGCGTTTTTATGATGGTCAATAATAAAGTCAGGTTTAGTTGCGCAACTGTTAGTTTCAGTACAATCAACACAAATTGTGAAATAAGGATTACTAATATCTTCAGTAACCTTTTCCATTTGTACATTGAGAATATTAACTAATGTTTTATTCTGTGGATGAGAAACTTCTCCTCTGTAATAAATAGTAGATTCAATTTCATTCATTTTTAAGAGAAATTGAATTCCTACTGCAGATCCCATAGCATCTGGATCAGGTGCATCATGAACAGCTATATTTACTGTACCTTCATCAGCTGTCAGTGATGCCTTCATCTCTGTAATAAATGTCTTAAATAATTCTATTTCTTTCTTCATATAATTATAATAACATATTATTCTTTTTTTGTCAAGAAAAACTCCTACTTGGCAAGGAGTTTCCTTTAGGGAACTCCGCCATGCTTATTATTAACGAGCAAAATTTTGCTCTATCAGTGAGCAATTAATTGCTCTCCAAAGCATTATTCCATTTCAATAAACTGATAATTGCCTTTCCTGCTCCTGTTATCATAAATCCTGTTTCCTTACAATCAGGACAGTTTTCTATAACAGTGTAACATCCTTTCCCTATTTTTCTATCAAAAGAATTATAGACACAGAAACATCTTTCCATTAAAGGTGTTTCTCCAATCATTGGGACTTTAAAATCTTCTCTTTCCCACTCATAAGGTAAATTTTTTCTATTCATATATTGCTCCTTTGCAAAAAAAAAGACACCCAAAATAGGTGTCTTTAGTAATTTATTTTAAACCAATAAAATTGGCTAAACTTAATAGTTTTTTTCTTCTTTTCCAACTAAATCTTTAATCTTTTCTTTATCTGTTTTTTTATCTAAATCTAAGAGTAAAGTCCATTTTGGTTCGCCCTTGTATTTCCACATGATTTTTTTAAAAACACTTTTGAGCTGAATTTCTTTACTATCTCTACCATCAATTCCGTTTTTACCGGCAAGACCATCTTTTCCGTCAATACCGTCTTTTCCAGCAACACCATCTTTTCCGGAAATTCCTTTATGTCCTTGTTCACCAGTTTTTCCAGCAATACCATCTTTTCCAGCAATGCCGTCTTTTCCAACAATACCATCTTTTCCAGCAACACCGTCTTTACCGTTAGACCCCTTAAGCCTACTTTCTTCTTCTTTTAATATACTTATCTTATTCCAGTTTTTATCTGTATGTATTTCTATGAAGTTTTCATCTAATAAAATATTATTTGTATTTTCAGCCACTCTCCAAATAGTTTCATCAATAAACTTCCATTCTAATTTATCTTTTATAACGTTTATATTAATGAAGTTTTCTTTGTCTGTGTTGACCTCTAAGAGTTCTACAATCTCTTCATATTCATTATTGAACTTAATGTACCCTTCAGAAACGAAAAAAAAGTTAGAACCTTCAGCAAATAAAGGAAACCCTAAATCTTCTTTTTCATCTATAAAGTTTTTGAAAGGAGTTTTTTTATCGATTGGTTTGTTTTGATTTTCTTTGTTTTTTAAGTAATCTTTGAATTTATTCATATAATTATCTTTCCCAGTTTCTTATATAAGTTATGGATACAAACATATATTTCATTAAAAGAGGGAACGAAGTTAAGATAGGTCGTTCTATAGATGTAGAGAGAAGAATAGAGGAATTACAAGTTGCTAATTCTGTTGATTTGCGGTTACTTTATAAGATAGAGAATGTGCCTGAAGATTTTGAATTACACGTTCATAGTGTTTGTGCAAGATTTCACGTTAGAGGAGAATGGTTTGACGAGGGTGTAATAGAACATCTTCTATCACACCCATTTTATAGTAAAGTTATGGTAAAAATTTACTCTACTAAAAGTACTTCATTTGGTTCTGCGTAAAGTTCGTAGTTCTTTGAATCTTCTTCAAACTCAATAAAAACTGTATACTCTCTTCCACACGCAGGACAAACTTTTGTTTTGCCTGCATCTTCCGTTCTAAAATAAATAGAGTCTTTGCCGCATTCACAAATTCTGAAATTTACCACTTTATAACACTCCTAAAAAGTTTTCTGGCATAGCTAAAAAAGCCATTGCCAATAAATATATTGATGCTGCATTATACTCAGCTTTTGGCTTGAGTAAGTTAGTTAGTCTTGAAATCTGAAGAATTAGTTCACTATAGAACCAAAACGTTATTGCTATCATAATTGTTAATGGAACTGCTGTTTGAAAAGCAACAGATAACATTATAATCATCACTGTCATATATATGTATTCTTGCCAATTCTTCAAAAAAGAAATTTTTAACCAGAATTTCATATATGATATATATATAATAAATAAAGAACTTATTATTATAAAAACATAATACGTTGGTATTCCGTATAATGCTATCATCGTTACTGTCATAACTACATATGACAGTAATAAACTTATTTGACCAGTAAGCTCGGCCCACTTAAACTTTTTTGATAAATTTCCAACGAGAGCGTTACCAATCATTGCTAATCCCATTACTATAATAATCATTAACGATAATGTATAACCAGATAATGCATAATAGCCAAGCATTACTAATCCTGACATTAAAGTAAATGGAACTTTTATGTAACAAGAACAAAGTTTTTTACTTTCAAGCTCTGTTATAATCACTCTTCCAATAATTACCGCTAAGAAAAATAGCGCGTATACTAAAAAATAAGTTGTCATCATTTTTCATCCCTTAATATTTCTAATAATTTCATTTTATATCTCACTAAAGCGCATATGTTCATAGTCTATGCTCATTTTAATCTTCGCTCCTTTATTTGAGTTGCGATTTTTGTCGACGTAAATCATAATCTTACCAAATTCTCTATCTTTCGCTGTCTGATTTATAGTAGCGAAAAAATCTGCTGTATCGTAAATACCACGACTTTCTGAAATATCTTTTGATGTTGTTAATGCTTTTGAACCACCACGATCATCTTGTCCTGCTCTGTTTATCTGCGTTGCTGAAACTCCCGGTATGTGAAGCAAACAACATAAATTTCTAAATTCTTCTGTTACAGTTTTATAATATTTATATGAATTATCTGATTTTAATGATTTATCGTTAGCTGCCATAATTAAGATATAATCACCAATGATAATGTCAGGTTTCCACTTCTTGTAAAGCCACAAGTCGTTAATGTGAGCCAGAAGGTCATTAGAAGATGTTGTATTTGCCGGATATTCTTTTAGAATAATATCTCCAGTAGTTTGTGCCATTACATTATTCAGTTCATCTTCTGTCTTTTGATTATCTATTATAATCTCTTTCTTAGTCATTTCAATTAAATTTGAGTAATACCTTGAAAGAAGTCTCTTCTTAGATGTTTCAAAAGTATACACTAAAACATTCTTTCCCTGAAGGAAAGAATTTACAGCAATGTTTCCAAGCAAAGCTGTGTTATGCGAATTAAATCCATTAGCATAAAAGCTCTTAACCTTAGACACTTCCATGTCATACATTTCGCTTTCATTACCATTAAAATAACATTCTGTTATTTTTTCCCAACCATTTTCTGTATTTACTTCTTCTCCAATTACTAAATTGTCTACATGCTTCCAAAATCTATTAACATCAAGCATATTAGATTTCTTTACTTCTAATTTATGCTTATCAGCAAAAATAGCCTCTCTTCCAGATTCGGTTTTAACAACCCATTCTGGATTGAGTTGAGTTCTTAATAATCCATTAACTTTTTTATATCCATCAACAGTTTTTACTTTTAATGAGGATGGAGCTTTATATGTTCCTTGGCTATTAATGTTTAATTTCTTAAAAAGTTTTCCAACTTCTATTTCTTCTGTTATTGTTTTAATCACTTAGCTTCCTCATATGGATCGTGTTTTATTTCTAATCTGTCTTGATATTTGTTTTTCATATTTCTTAGAAAAGTTTTACCGCAAATTATACAAATAAACTCTCTTTCTGCTCTCCCCATTACATTATTTCTCCAGTTTCTGTATCAATTTCGTAGGATATCATTACCTTTATATCCCGAAAACAACATTTTCCAAGTCCAGGAATTGCAGCGAATACATAAATTTCATCGTTACGAAATCCACCATCTAACACCGATTCGCTATCTAACGTATCAAAGTCTGAAGGAATAACTGATTCATCGTTCAGAGAATTGATTTCAGCAATTCCGGCTGCTACATCGCGAATACTAATTCCTAAATCTTTATCAAAATTAACAGTAACAGCCTTAGTCATTCTTTCTGAAATTGCACCAAAGTTTCCTGCATCAATATCTACTTGCGAATTTAGTATTGCTTCATATACTTGATTTTCTTGAATAAATTTCTTTGTTTCTTCTTCTACATATCTAACATCCAGATCTCCCGGATCTCCATTATATAACTCCCTTATTTTCGATTTTACAAGAATTTTTACAGCTTCGTCTTTTTCTGTTTTGTCTATTATGATAAGAAGTTCTTTCTCTTTCGGAAAGGTTGAGAACTTATTATGCCACTTACAGATACCGTTAAATATCCTTTGCAGCTTTTTGTCTGTAAAATATGATTTGTTATCACTACTTGTAAATAGATACTGTTTAATTTTTAAGAAAAATGAAATATTATTTAATGAATGAACTATGATATATGGTTCTAATATTTCACTTGGTAATTTTAAGTTTTCTTTTTTTGACAAACCTTCTCCCTTATGTCAGTTTACTCAATTATTCTTTTATTGTCAAATGTTTATTTTAGTCTTTTAATCCAGAATTGATTTGATAGATTAAACATACCAGATTTTTTCAGTTCATTGATAAACAGAAGTTTACCTCTTGAGGTTATAAAGTTCCATTTAATGCTACCGTTCATTAAGTAAGAAACAGTTTCTTCTGAATTAAGAAATTTCTTATCAATTCTCTTTCCGGTTAAAAACATTCCTTTATCTCTTGTGTTATCCTCTATAATGTCCCATAGTTTTTTAGATAATTGTTTCATCTCTTTGAAATTTCTTATTACAAAGAAACTCTTTGAGTGATGAAGCACATGCACAAATTCATGTAACAAATAGCTCATTTGTTGTTTTAGTGATTTAGTATAAAACACAGGTTTGTTTATAAATATAGTAGTTCCTGTATTCCAAGCAACTACGTTCTGATCTTTAGAAATTTTCTCTTTTATTTTAATTCTCTTCTTTATTGTATTCTCAATCTTACTTAAAAAAGTTAAAGAAAACACTTCTTTTAATGAAAGGTTAAAGACTTTTTCTACATCCGGTCTTTTTCCTATCTTTAACTCTATTAAGTAATCGTTTAATCTGGCCATTATTATCTCCTGTTTTGTTACTATTAACTTTACATAGAATTATTCATATTTTTCATCAAACTTTTTTATTAACTGGTGTATAGCATTATGATATGCTATAGTATTATACTCATTTGCTTTAGGGAAAAATATATTTTTTTCTTCTGTGTAAGCTTTAAGGTCGTTTTCCTTAACACTATAATGTATTGTCATATGTTCATTTCTATGTGAATTAGTATATGTTTCTCTAATAATTTTTTCATAAGTAGAGCCTGGTTTACAACCAAAAAGTTTTATTAGAATTACAAGTCTTCCCTTTTTTACACTCTTGTCATTTTGAAAGTGGATTTCTTTTTTTCTTCGCATTTTACGTTTGGTAAACATTTAATATATTTGTTGTATACTACAGCTAAAAACATTTTTCTTTGGCTTGGAGAATTTCCAAGAACTTCGTTTACTTTACTATTTAATATATCTACAGAAGTAGTTACTACAGAATCATAACTTGTTTCTATAAATAAAAAATGTAAAAATATTAATCTCTGTTCCAACACCTTACTCCCTTTTTTTTGATAATATAAAATCTACAGGAACTTCATAAAAGTCTCCGTGTTCAAATTCCCAATTTGAATTTTTAACTAAAAAGTCATATACTTTTGCCCATAACTGTTCTACCTGTCCAGCTCTTTCTAAGTCATGAGATAACATGTGACATCTTCTGCATAAAGCAATAACGTGATCGCGACCTTCACCTAAATCTTCATAATCAACGTGATGAAGATTTAATACAATCAATCTTTTTTTATCGCCTTTCTTGCGCTTTTTTGTGTTTCTTTTATAGATGCTCCATTTTTTTCTATGACACATTGCACATTCAACTTCTGGATCATCTAATATCTTTTTTGAAAACCTCTTCCAATAAGGAGATTTAATATACTCCTTATGAGTTATTGTTTTCTTTTCCAAAGCTTGTTCCTTTCATTGCTATAGTTTCACCTCTAAGATGATCATATTCGTGTTGAAAGATAAATGATCTTTCTCCCTGAAGGTTTCTGCTATGTGATTTCATTTCTCCGTCTTTAACGTAATAAAACTTAACTCTACATTCTTTTGACCTTGTAAGGAAATAGTGTTCTCCTGGATATGACAAACAAGCTTCAACTACATTTGTTTTCTTCTTGCCTGGAAACAAGGCTGGATTGAGAATGATTTGAAATTGTTTATCTCCATTCATCCAAACAAACATATTTAGATTAACTCCTACTTGCGGAGCAGCCAGTCCGATACCACCATTCTCTACACAGAAGTGAATCATTGCTTCGCCAAGTTTTTTAATTTCCGGAAACTCTTCAAGTGTTACATCATCACACTTAACATTTTCTATTAATTCTGCAGGAGATAATTCTAATTCTTCATTATTATATTTATACATTTTCTTCCTCAAGCATTTTTTTTAATGCTTCATTTATCATTTGATTAATAGTAATATCTCGTTTGTGTGCTTCTTTTGCCCAAAAAAGAAAATCTTCATCGCTAATTTCTATTTCTACATCTGTTTTATCGTCTTTCATCTTCTCTTTCTCCATTTTCTTTAATTCATTTCGTATTCTAACGTCGCAATTAGTTAAGGCGAAATCTTCAAGCGGAGCTTCATGAGTTTCCGCACATACAACACACGATATATTCGTTATACCTTTAGGAGACGTCAATTCGCATTTATACCAATCAGAACTTTTTTTAATAGCGTACTTACAAACTTCACTCTTTTTCATTTCTCTTCCTTGTTTTTTTTAATAGAATTTTCACATTGAAAAATTGCATGTTTAATCTTATCTTCAGGAATTTTATTTACAGAAACATAAAGCCTGTTAAAAAACTTTATTTGTTTTTTTGTGCATTTGTTGAGAGTTCTCTTTAACAATCTTCTTTTTTTAGATTCATTTTTAGATAATAACTTATCATACTTTATTTGAGTGTTAGCATCTATCTCTGTTATTTTATTCATATAAACATTCTCCAATAATTCCTTTCGATAAATTAGATACAGTAAAAGCATTTTTATACCATTTTTCAAAAAGTCCTTTACTAACTTCTGGTATTAAATAGCCGCCATTACTTATAGAAAAATCTATAATAGTTAAATGTTCAAGGCTTATTGCAGCAACTGGAATACAAAGAGTTTCTTCTCCTGCTTTTACTTTTACAATTCCGTTAAAATACGATTTCTCCATTTGCGACTTCAAACACTTTATTAAAAGATCTTTATCTTTCATTTGCTACTCCAGTTTAATCTATTTACTAACGTATCAACTGTAGGTTTTTTCCATAATTCACAATCTTCAAGATAAATATGATGTATGCCAGTTGATACTGAATATTCATTAAAGTCCTTGAAATCTTTTGGTGGTCTAAACGTATAAACTTTTAGATTCAAAGAATTTGATTTATATTCCATTAACATATCTATATTTTTTTCTAAACTTTTTTCAATTGTTCTTCTGGTTTTTTCTTTTTTGTCATTATCAAGAACAAAAATAATGCGTTCAGGCATTCTATCAAGAATTTTAATTGCCTGTTCTCTTTTTAATGAATTAGATAACATACAAGTTCCTACTTGATTTTTTAAGGATAATGCATCAAACACTCCTTCAAAAATAAACACTTCATCTTCTATATTATCTATGTTAAATACAGCAGAACTTGCTGAAACACCATCAGGGTTTTTATATCTTAATTTACTACCGTCAAATGCTCTTGCAATAAAGTAAATCATTCTATCTTCTTCGTAGAATGGAATAAAAACTCTTTTATGAAAATCAGAACCTGGCTTAAAAATATAACCTAATCCACTTGTGTTTATTCCTCGTCGAGTTAAATATTTTGCAGCTATATTTCTGAATATACCATCAAGTTTATTGTCGAAAAACACTAAACCTTTTGGAAGTTCAAGTTCCTTTTTAACTTCTATTACTTCTTTAAGATCTATTTGTTCATCACCTCTACTGCTGTATTCTCTTATTAAGATAGAGGCAACTTCAGTAGATGAAACTCCTAAATACTCAGCAACAAAGTTTGAAAACGTTCCACCTGTTTGACTTTTTTGATTATAAAATCTTCCTTTCGATGGATTTACGTATAATCTAAGCTTTCCGTCTTTTTCAGATGGAATATTGAAATGATATTCACCTGACGAAGTTTGTTTTGTTTCTGGAAAGTTTGCTTCTATAAAAGTTATGATTATGTTTTCCGGTATATTGAATGTCACAAATTTCCCCTAAGTTTTGAACAGTCCTTCTTCTTGTCTGAAGAATTGACAGTTCTTTAATTTATATGCAAATATCTTTTCCTTATAATTACAGTAAAAAGAAATTCCATCTTCGTTGTCTTTTCTAAATTTGCAAGATTCACACCCTGCAGTAGTAGGAACAAATCCTGGAATAACAAAATAATAGTTATTCCATTTTTTGTTCAAATTTGTCTGAAACTCTAATACAATTCTATCTGATTCATTTCTTCTTTCAAGAAAGTGATACTCATCACTTTTGTTAGATAAGGCAAATTCTTTTATTTTTTCTTCAAACTTGTCGTAAACCAAAAAACGTGTATCTAATAAGTATTTAGATACACCTCTTTTTTTTTCTATAACAAAGTGTTGAAAAATCTTATTCCCTCTTTGAATAAATTTCACTGAAACTAAAGCTTCAATTGCTTTTACCATGTTGCCTTCCCAAAATTATTTAAGTGGTATAGCTATACAATCTTTGGACGAAAACTGTCCTTCTTTAATTCTTCGTTATATCCTTTATCGTCCCCTAAAGAGCTTTCTTCAATTGCCCTGAAGAAATTCAGTTGTTCATTCATTGTTTTATCAATGTTCTTAAGAAGATTGATAATTTCTTGCAGTTTAGCTTTCGAAACCTCATCCATTATAATTTTCCTATGTGTTCTCCAAGACTGGTATATAATGCTTTTATTTTATCGACCATTGCTTGTCGTTGTTCGGAATCAGATTCGTATGGTTCTGATAGTCCAGCTATTCTAACCAACAAATCTTGCATCCCTTTTGCCATTACAAAAGCAACCAAAGAAGTATCCTTGTCTTTTTCAACTACAGGATCTTCTACTTTCTTTGGTTCAATGTCTATTTCTGGCTCAACTTCTGGTTCTTGTAGAACTGGTGGAAATCCGTGGGGATGATCATCCCCAGCATCTAACACAGGAACTGTTATTTTTGCTATTTCTTCTTCATTAAGCGTTTGATACCAATCTAAAAGATCTTCTTGTTTTTTCATAATAATATTCCTTATTAAGTTTATATTATTATCTTTACTCGCCTTCAACCTCAGCCATTAAATTGTAAAGATCTTCAAGTTCATCTTCACCATCTTCCAGTTTTGACTGCAAAACCTTGAATAGTTTGTTAATCATCTTTGGTTTTTGGTCTAAAAGACTTGCTGTCGTTTCTACAATATTTTTATTCTCAACTGTGAGTTCTTTTCGTCTGTCTTGAACTTCAAGCCATAACTGAAAAGAACTTTGAACTTCTTTTCTTTCTGCCGGATCTAACGCCATTTTAATTTTCTCCTCTAATTACTTCATTGTATTTCTTTTCGCCAAGACTAAACTTAGTGACCAATCTTAAAAGCTCAGCCTTAAATTCCGAATGAGCATATTTCTCTTTAAGAAGAAATTTCTTCATAGGGTTTATAACAACTTGAGCTCCATTACTCATCGTAAAAAGTTCACTTGTGTCTTTCTCTCTAATCCTCAAATAAGCCTTATGCCTATCAGGATTTTTCTTTCGTAATGCTATTTTTCTTTTTCCCACTTTTTCTCCCTTATGTTGTAATTATAGAATATTATTCTTTTATTGTCAAGCATTTCTAAAGAACGTTATTTGCATTGGAATGCTGTCAAAGTCTTCAGGAAAAATATTTCTTTTTAAGGCAGGAGCTGCAATAGTTGAAATAAATTTCGTTACAACTCCGTCTTTAGTATGAATCAAAACTCCTACTAAATCATCTTCTTCTATCGCTCCCATTTCTTCAGCAGTTTTTATTCTTTCTTTTAATTCTCGTAAGTTCATATTAAATATCCAGTATCTTTGTTTCTTTATTGCTAACAACTTTTCTTCCAACAATCTTACTGGAAAAAATAGTTGCCTTCTCTACAGCAAAATCTCTAAGTTTCTCTATTCGAACAAGATACTTTTCTACATTCAACCCAGAAGCAATTGTGATATAAGCTCTATCAGTTACTTTTTCTTCTGAATATGAATTTAGAACTCTTCCTCGAATTATGCCAGGAACAATCCTTGCGTTCTTTGCTCTTCCTGCGTATTTGCTTTGAACCTCAGTTAACTTTTTGTGATAGTCTTCAAGCTTATCATCTTCAACCATTTCATCTACAAACATTGCAATCATTACATTTTTTGTTTCTTTGTCTAATCTTCCATATTGAAACTTAGGCGGATTTTCTTCAAGAAACACATCCGATACATCTAAAAATCCACCACCAAACACTACAGATTCAACTTCTGACTGATCAATAGTTAATGGAGAATATCCATCAACTGAATGATTATCAATTAAATTAACAGCATAATTTACTTTTCTAACTATATTGTTATTTACTTCAGTCCAGTCATTGTTATGTTCTTTTAATAATATTTGATTATCGAATAACATAATTGTTATATCATTTATCAAAGGCATAAGGCTGCTAATTGATTGAACTGCATTTGCCAAAGGAGGAACCACTTCTTTCTTGAAAGGCAAAACTCCAATAATTAAAACATCATTTCCCTTTTCAATTAAAATCTTAGATATAAATTGAAGAGAAGAACTTCCTGAACCTCCGCCCATACTTGAGAAAATAATGACCTGTTCGTTATCTACTTTTTCAAATACAGCTTCAAGTTCCTTAAGATGAGTATTCCAGAGTTTAACTCCAGTTCCATATTTTTTACCACATCCTTCGTCTGTAAACGTATTTACTTTGTAATCACTAAAGTTCATCGAATCCTGATGAGCTGTAGAAATTAGAATTGGATCATCGTCAAATAAAGTAGCTAACTTAGAACCACAATTTCCACTTCCTATAACTATCACTATATATCTCCCTCTACTAAATATTTTTTATAATTTTCATCTCCAAAACCATATAAACTTCTTATCATTGAAGAAGATACATGTTCATGTTCTTTCTTACAAAAGAAATATACGATTTTGATTGTTGGATCAAAATCGAGAAGCACATTTCTTAAATCACTTTCATACCCAACATCGAAACTCGTTCTAAGCCCTCTGACAAGAAACTTTCCTACTTGATATTCTTTATAAAACAGTTCATATAAAAGTCCTCCATGGTGAATAACATTTCTTCCTTTTAGCTTAAGATTTGCTGGCTGACCCTTTCCTCTATCATAACATTGTGCTATCATAACTTCATCAAAAACTTTAGAAGCTTGTCGGTAAATATCTTCATGCCCAATATGATATGGATTAAAACTACCTGCATAAATTCCTAATTTTTTTTCCATTACACAAACTCCTTTAAAAAATCATCAACTTCTGTATCAATCTCAACTTCAACAGATGTCTCTGTGTTCTTGAATGGATTATAAGGTTTAGTCTTAATTCCTTTATTCATCAATTCATCTATGATATTTCCTGCTTCGTTTCCCCATCGACCAAGATGGTCTTGCATTTTATTTTCATAATAAAACAATTCAATCTGATTTGGGTCAAAAAGATTATAGTCTTTTTCGTAAAACTGTTTAACTGCTTCTTCATGCTTTTCTTCCGGAAAAACGCTTAGATCTACAATTTTAAGAAAACTTTCATAAATCTCTTGATTACCTCCAGCCATTTTTTTATTCCAAAGAGTTTTATCAACTAACATTTTCTCTAATGTTTTTGGACCAACTCTATACAATCCAGGAATATGATCTGAAGTATCTCCACAAATTGCCTTTTCCATTACGATGTTTGGAACTTTTTCATAATACTTTCTCATGATTGGACTGTATACATCAATATTCCTGTAATGATTTTTAAGTTGTATCATATCTTTATCAGAAGAAATAATTAACACATCATCAGCATTTTCAGCAAATTCCATAGCTAAAGCATACATTACATCATCAGCTTCCATACCATCAACCTTGATTTGCTTAGTTGGATATAAGTCTAATACCTTTTCAATAATTGGAAAAGTTGTTTTCAGATCTGCATAAGACTGTTCTTGTTTTGATTTATCTCTATTTCTTTTATATCCATCATAGATATTTCTTCTCCAATCAAGAGATCCTTTACCTTCATGACAAATAATTAACTGTCCGTAAGTTTTGAAATAGTTATTGTATTTGTTAAAAAGTATATGATAAAAGAAACCCATATCTTCTAATAGAATTTCGTCTTTTCCAAACTCTTCTTTTAATTGTCTTCGTGCTGCGTGATACCCCATGAACAGAAAGTTCATATGGTCAATCAATACTTTCAATTTATTCCCCTTCGTAAAAATCGTCGTTAAACAATTCTTTCATTTTACTATACAATTTTTTGTTTGTATAAACAATCGAACGTTTTATGTCTAACATATCATCATCATAATATCGCTCTATTTCATTTAATTCTCTAAATGCTTTTGACAAAGAAAGGAAGTGAATTGATAAAAGTTTTCTTCTGATAGCCAGTTTGTTAGCTTCATAAAATTTTGAATCGTATCCGTTTCCCCATTTTTTCATCTTTTTATATGTGCCTAACATCTGTATAACAAAACTATTTTTGTTAGGTTCATCATATCTATGATGATATTCTTTCCAAGCTTCTAATGCTGTCTTTCCATAAATTCTAAATGGAAGAATTTTTCCATATTTCTCAAAACAACTTTTAACGTGAGTTTCTGGAGTCCATCCTTCAATAGAACGATATCCAGCAGCTCTTTCAAAGTGAACCCACCATTTAGTTTTATCGACATTTCTCATTGAAAAAAGATAAGAACCATAATTCTTATACTCTTTCATAAAAGCACTTGCTAATCTATAAGAAACCTCTTCTTTTATCACGTTGTAGTAGTTCCCCCTTTATTGTATAAACCTAACTTAGTCATTTCAGCTGCTTCTTTTACAGTTAAATCATTTTGTTCTTCTAGCCAAACGCAAAAACTATCCCAGTTAATCTTAAAGTTTATTGGAATAACGCATCCAACTACTTTTTTATCAGACGTAGGACATTCAACAAAAGTGTTTTTAAACCCTTCATTAAACTTATCTTTTATGCTCTTTGGCACATCGCGGTTCTGACACTCTTTGCAAAAATCATTCAAATGTTTTATCTCCCTGTTGTTATATAATTATAACAGATTATTCTTTTATTGTCAAGGTTAAACAGGCTTTACATTTATTGGCTGTTTAACTGGAGCTACAACTGGAGCTACAACTGGAGCTACAGTTTTTTTAGCTGTAGTTTGAGTTCCTACTCCGTCTTTTTGTTTGCTTCTATCTTTTTGCTGTTCTGCCGCTAAAGCCATTTTAAGACTATTAATTTTCTTATCTATTTCTCCAACAGGTGCAGCCATCTGCTTTGCGATTAAAGGATTTTGCGCTAAAACTGCGTCAATCTGTTTCTTTGTTGCTGCTAATGAATTAAGTTCTTTCATAAATACTGGATTTAATTCTTCTTTTATTACTTCTGAAGCTTTCATGCTATCTCCTAAATATAATCGTTATCTAACGATGGTCTTACATATCTACTATTATCAACCACTGGTGGAATTATAGTTTCTTCTACTACTTCTTTTCTAACATCTGCGGCACCAATCGTCTTAATCATTCCAGATGCTTTATATCTATATTTGCCAACTTCTTGTACAACAATTTCATTTGCAACATGAGAAAAATCAGCACTGCCCATTACTTTAATTATTCCGCTACCAACAGCTTTAACTATCATAGTTGGTTTTACTGGATATATTCTGCTACTTGATCTGGTATTGTTAGTTCTTGCTATTGGAACAACAATTGGTTTTTTATTTTTTCTTTTAGTCTTAAAGGAATCTATTGGTAAAATTATCGTTTCTTTTTTCTTGTCAAAGCAATAAACATTAGTTCCTTGAATAAGAAATGGAGTTACTTGTTTATTTTCTACTATAGTGGAGTGATTTAATCTAATCATTTAGCATCTCACTCTTAAAGGCTTTTAACGCTTCTGTAACATTTCCTTCAAACTTTTTTATAACCTGAAACTTTACTATAATTCTTGGTATTTGGTATTTAATTTTTGAACTTGGTCTCATAAGATTACCTTTTTCTAAAGTTAGTCTTACGTATTTCTTATTAAATGGAACTGTAACTTGATTGTGTTTTCCTTTACCTATTGAGATAAAAGAATTACTATGTGTTCTGCCGGCATGAGTAAAAACTCTATTTATAATTTTATTCTTTTCGGAATCTGGAGCTTTGTCTAAAGCAGTTACTAATTTTGTAAAATATATAGAAGCTATTTTATCTGTATTTGAAACATTTTTAGCCATACCTTTTTTCTTTAGCTCTGCCATTAGCCCGTCTCTATATTGTATCCACTGTGATTCACTTCTTATTGAAAGGATTTCTCCAAATTTGAATTTTTTGCTTGGATCTTCTAATTTTACCTCTATGTGTGATATGTTTTTACTTATCTTTTTTTCGCCTTTAGAGGGATAATCTTTTTTCTTGGTTTCGAGTTTAACGTCAGACTTAAAGAAATTAACTTCTTTACCGCTACTTAAATAATTAATAAAAAAATTTGTATTTCCGCCAATCGAAGATTTAATTAACGCATTTATTTTTCCACTAAACCTCATACTTCTTTCATCTGCTGATAGCTGTATCTCAGGATCTTTAACAGATGATTTTTTAGCATATTCTTTCTCTATAATTTCTTCTTGCTTTTTATGTTTAGAGACCTTTTTATCATATTCAAGAGTGTCATTTAAGTACTTTTTCAGATCAGCACGAGCCTTGTTTAGACTTTCTATGTTCTTATAGCTCTTGTAAATTATAGGCTTTTTTGTGTCAATACCTTTTATGTCTTTTAGTATTTTCTTTATTTTTTCTTCTCTGTTTGTATTTGTCAATTTATTATAGTGCAAGTAAATATCAATAAAAGAAGAGCCTACTCCCTTTTTTATAAGATGGGGCATAGGCTTTCTGGATACAGCTATAGCATCAATTATATTGTGAGCGCCTTCCAAAAGTAAAATATCAGTTACATTCATATAGTCATAATTCCTTATGACTTTATCTTTACAATTACAGGTTATCTAATCTCTTCACCATTCTTGAAATTTCCATATCCTTCCTGACATATCCACTCTTTCCGAACATAACCTGATCATCATCAAGATACAAATTTATCATATGCATCTTACCTTCAACAAACCTTGTCTTCAGAACCTTCCAAAAACTTTGAAATATTGGAACGCTTAAGTCTTGGCCTAATTGATCTTCTAAATCAAGAAAAGCCATTTCTTTACCATTCTTGTCGTTAAGGGTTTTAATCTTATTAACAACTACAGGAACTTTAGCAGATCCTTTTCTTACTTTATCTATTGACGGATAAGCTAATCCTTTCTTGACAAGAACATCAATTGCTGATAAGAACTCTTCTGTGAAAGAATTTATAAAGAAATTAAACCCAAGAGATTTTCTTTCATAGTCTTTCTGTTCCTCAAACGTAGCTGGAAGAGTTGTCTCTATAACTGTTTGTAAAGAAGCATCCCAAATCTGCTCTAACTTTTCTGGAACTTTTGTCGACTTCTTATCCTTCCAGAATAAAAGAACAGCTTCATATAAAATCTTCTTATCATAATCCTCTATATCATCAAAAGCACCTGCTACAACGAGAGCCTTTATAACAGTAATAGAAATTCTTTTACCCTGAATTTTAAGAATGAAATCTATCATTGAATCAAATGGTTGTAACGATTTAATAGTAGTTGCCGGAACTTCTCCAATACCTTTAACATCATATAATCCAAAGATAATAGAGTTTGCGCTTCCTTTAACAGGAGATAAACTTATTTTTGATTTGTTTACATCTGGAGGAAGTATGTTAAACCCTTGAGACTTAACAGATTTTAATCTCTCTAAAAGATACTTATCTCGTCCTACCTCGTAATGGAGAACTGACGCATAAAAGTATTTTCTAAAGTAATATGATAAATACAAAGTTTGAGCTGCAATAAAAGTATATGCAGTTGCATGAGATTTATTAAATTGGTACGACGACATTTTAAGCATATCGCTAGCAACATTTTTTGCATCTTTTAAAGAGATACCAGTTTCTTGTGCTCCTTTTGTAAATCGTTTAATAACGACATCCCATTTATCAAGATCTTCTTTCTTTTTTTCAGCCTTTCCAAGTTTTTTCATAAGACCACGAATACTATCGCAATTATGAACCAAAACGTTATTAGCAAAAAAGTTATGGTTATCTTTAACTTTTATATCGTAAACAGTTTCTGATTCAATTTTTTTTATGTTTTTAATTTTCATTTCTTCTCCAGCGAAATCCGCCACAAGACTTCAATTTTCCGTCGCAACATCTGCCTATATCTCCAGATATTTTATATCCTATGTCTCTAGCAGCTTCTTGCTGAGAATTATATTTTTTTCCTGTTTCGATACAAACAACTTTTTTGTATCCAGAAGGAAATGACATTCTTTCTTTTTTATAAAACTTATTTTTAGTATAATCAACAAGGCTATCAAATTTACTCCAATGATATCCATTGGCTGTTTTTGTTCTGCCAGTTGCAGCATCACAAATAGTAGATCCTGTTATGTTATTATCTATTCCAGCCTCTTTATAAGAGAGATATTTTTCCACGTCCTCTAGCCTAATAACAGTATATACATTTTTTTGTTTTTTGTAAAACTTATCTCTTGTATAATCTATATTATCATAATAATAATCCCAATGATATCCAGCTGAAATACTGTTTTTATTCTTTATTGAAATCCTTATCCCGTCTGCACTTGTTAAGTCATAAAAAGAGGAAGCTTTTTTCATAGAATCGAAAACTCTACCTGTTTCTAAACAAATAACTTTTTTCTCTTGTGCCTTTATAAAAGAAGTTTTTAGACTTTCATATAATCTTGAACTTATGTTAAACTTAACTTTGCTCTTTGTGTTATTCATTAACCAAAAAGAATACATCATTTCTTTATTGCTATAAATTTTCCATAATAAAAAATGGGCTAAATAATGCTCTCTATATGTCAACAAAACTAAATTGCCGTCATCGTTTGTTCCTTTTAAGCTTCTAGGGATTATATGATGTAATTCATAATACATACAGTCACTTTTTTTTCTATTTAAAGATTTAACATAATTAATATAATCATTATAGTTTTTTTCATAGTTCATCGTATCTCCTTATATTATCTTTACGATGGGTTATGAAAAAGTTCATCTTCTTCTGTTAAATCTTTAGCTTCTATCCAGCCTCTATTCTTTGTATAAAATTCATGTTCTGGAGTGCATTTTATAGCATTTCCTGCTTCTATCTCTATTTCTATTAGTTCTCTTGTTCCATTATTAAAGAACTTAATCACTGGTTTCATTTCAAGTTCACCAGTTTCTTCATTCAGTGATAAAACTTTTATATCTAATTTATTTTCTACTATTTCTTTTATTGAAATATCCCCTTTATTTGTAAGAATTATAGTATCTCCAGTTAAACACTCTTCAAGAGAAAATCCACCAATCTTATTAAATACAGACATTGCCTGTTCCTGATATAAAACAACGGATTGAGTTTCTTGTAACAATGCAGCTATTTTTTCTGGATACTGAGATTTATGATTTTCTCTGTTTTTAATGTATTTATCGACGAAACTTGATGTTCCAGGTCTTGCGAAAGCAGAGACTGCATTTATCTCGTCAAAATTTTGAGGTTTTACTTTTTTAATTATTTCGTGTGCAAGATTTCCATTGAGTTGAAAAATACCAATAGAATTTTCGTTGTTAGCTTCTTTGTAAAGATTAAGATCGCCTGTATCAATATTATACAGACGATCTTTCAATTCTTGTTTAGTTACCTTTTTTATTATTCTCATAACTAATTATACTATATTATTCTTTTTATGTCAAGGTTATTCTGGTTTTCCTGCTAAAACCCAAACAGTATAATTACACATACTTTCAAATTCTTTATCTTTTATTTGTTCAAAGGAACGCTCTCTAACAATGAATAACGCATCTTCTGTCTTTAGTTGTATCACTTTAACCCAGCGTTCGTGCTGGTCTGGCCCATTTGAGTATTGTTCTAGCAACATATACTCAAACTTTACTCTGAAATTGTTCGCTATAAATCCATTCATTTTATCCCCTCTTTACGCAAATATCTTATCTATTTCTGCTTGACCATACTTAGCACTATCTACGCCTTTAAGAAATTCAAATTCTTCATTGTCATACGAAATGAAAGGTGCAATCCTATTTCGATTCTTTTCTTTCCTTAAAATTTCAAGTATTCTGAAAGTTGAGTTTTGCCAAACAAAACTCATCAAGTTCTTCGAACCATCAACCTTACCTACTTTTACTTTCTTCCATAAGTTTTCAAGACATTCTTGAGTCATATCAGCACGCTTCTCATCATCATATATATTATACTTTCTGGTTAAAATGAAATCTGTTATTTCGTTAGCCTTACTGAAAAAATAATCCATATCACCAGAATTATATTTTTCATTAAGGATATCTTTATCTATATTTAACAATTACTATTCCTTTTCCTTTTCGTAAACGAGAGTTCTTACCTTTTCACATATATAAACTTTCTCTCCAGTAAAGTCAAAACTGCTACCACTTACTTTCCATTTTTCCCCGTCAAAAATAGCAGTTGCTCGTATGTTAAATCCTCTAACGCCACCATCCATTTCTATTGTAATCCCTGAATCATTTTTACCGTTATAAAAAGGCAAGTTTCCTTCAAAAATATATCCGCTAACTAATCCAGGGATTGACATTCCTTTATAAAATTCCATATCTTATTGCCCTTCGTATTTTGGTTTACCATCAAATACACCAAGAAAAAATGAAACATCTTGATGGAGTTTCATCAATTTTCCAACACTAACTGCGACAATAGATTTATTAAACTTATCATCATCTTTTTGAATTTCAGTTTCTAAAACATTAAAGTGTTTTTCCATCTCTTCTATTTTCTTGTTTACTAAAACCATTACTTCTTTATTTTTTATTGCCACTTAACCCTCCTCGGAAATGTCAAGAAAATATTTTTTACCAGGCTCAAAAAAATTAAAAACTGCTTTATTATCAATCATTATTGTTAATGTGCCTGATGGAGTATATTTATTAAACTCCTGATCTGCTTTATCTTCTCCTGACACAGCGGTCAATGAAGCTTCAACAGTATCTTTAAGTCTCGTTACGCTACAACATTCAAATTTTGCTCTCATTTATTCATCTCCTTTTTCATTTATAAAATCTTCAAGATTTTCTTTGTTTGCTCTCCAGTTTAGAATTTGACCTGTATCTACATCAATTTCTAAATCAACATAATCTCCACCGCCATCTGGCATAAATGAAGGAACATATCCGTCAGTTTCTTTTAACAAATTGCCGTCTGAATCATAAATAATACATATGCAAAGATCAGAACATTTCGCGTTTATGTATATTAACTTCCTTTTCTTTATACTCTTTATATTTTAGTTTCACTTTCTCTCCCTTAAAATTGTTCTATTTCTTTATCAATATAACTCTGAGGAACAAATTTAATTACTCCATCATCATCTTCAATCATATAAATTTCTTCATCAATCATATCAATAGTTTCTGCCATAACGTCAAGAATTGATATACCAAGAATATCATATTTAATAATACCTAATTCATCAAGAACGGCGTTACTTCCAGATTCTGGAAAAGCTGTTACAACTTCTCCATTAACTCTATCAACTGGAATATAATTGTAAATAGGTTTATCACTTACTACAATACCTCCAGCATGTTTTCCGCTCTGACGAATTTTTCCGATTAGATGAGGAACACTTTCAAAAATTTTCTCGTTAGCTAAATAGAACTTCCAATTTTCTGGCTCTTCTCTTTTAATCCTATCGAGATTTTCTTGCCAAGTTTCATTCTTTTCAAGAACTTTTGTAAACTTATTTGATTTTCCAAAGTCTGCTCCATTAGCCCTTAAAACATCTTTAGCAGCAGAAGCTGGCCCAAGTGCAGAAAACGTTCCTACGTGAAGAACTCTATCTTCACCATATTTTTCTTTAAGATAGTTATATATTTTTTCACGACCATTCCCTTGCCAGTCAGTATCTATGTCTATCATTTATGTTAGCTTACTTTTCTTTTTAGATTATATAGTAAGATCAGACTATCCCTTTACCTACGTCTTTACGTTTAGGCAGTCCATTATAGTCGTTGAACGTCCCCTTTCGGGTTTCGCTGCGGATTGTCCATCTCTGGAGTTCCCCGACAATTTAGAACATTTTTTACGCTATATTTCTATAACGGGTGGCATAAGCCTTACCACCTGAGGCTCCAGACTTTACTTGAATATAAACTGGTTTTTCATCAGTTAACATATCTGTTAATCCTATAATGTATGGAATTATATATTGAGTTTTTAACATTAACTGTTTTTCAACTAATTCATTATATAAATTTCTTCCATTGTCATAAAATCTTTTAGCTACACTAATTTCTTTTTTGTATCTTTTTTTCTGTTCTTCTGTGAGAACAAAAAATCTTTCTGACTTTTCGCAAAGACTTTTTAAGTCTTCAAATGTCTTCAAAAATTATCTCCTTTGGTAACAAGTTTATTATATTATACTCAATTATTCTTTTTTTGTCAAGCTTATTTCCTTTTGCTTGATTTTCTTTAGCTGGAATTATTCTTAAGTTTCTAATATTCCAGCATTTCATAAATTCTTCATCTATTCCACAAAAATTATATAAATCTATTGGAATTATATGATCTATTTGATATTCTTCTGGAATAAAAGAAACTCCAAAATGCTTTAATAAATCATCAGCATTATAACCTAAAATTTCAGTCCATTTATTTCCGTCTTTATCTCTTCCTAGGAACTTTAATTATCATAGTTTTTTTCTCTTTTAACATTTTTATTATCCTTTAGTTAAGTTTTTATTGCTTTTAATAACTTAAGCTTTTCAAAAAACACCTCTGGAATTAAATCTTCTAATTGATATTTTTCCACTTCTTCTAATCTTATGTTTCTTCTTTTTATTACATTATCTTCAAACCAAAAAGGTCTTAAATTCCTTAAAGAGTTTGCTTTTTTAGCTGCCTCTAAATTATATCCATAAGCATCATAAAAAAAATTTCTTGGAATAATATGATCTATATTCCAAAAACCTTTTCCTTTTCCATAGTTTTTCCAATTCATTTTTTCTTCAAAAATGCTTTCTATATAATTACCAAAATCTTGCTTAGAATATCCTACAATTTCTCCAATCCATATTCCTTTTTTTTCTTTTCCGATATCTTGCCGGATAAGGCGAGCTAAACTATCCCATGACTTATAATAAAGATCTTTTTTTCTTGCTTCTCTTTTCCAGTCTCTTTTATATTCTGCTTTTGTCATGCAAAATTTTCTTTCAAAACTCTATCAACTATAATATCTGATTTTTCCACTTTATACTTTAGTCCAATTCCTTTTAACGTTTTGCATCTTGATAATGCAACATAAGTCTGTCCTGCACTAAACGCTCCATTTCCTAAATCAATATAAACTTTATCATAAGTTTTTCCTTGACTTTTATGAATTGTTATTGCATAAGCAAGCTTAACTGGAAATTGAGTAAAACGTCCCTTTTCAGTAATCTGAATTTTCCCATTCTTTAATTCATAGTCTCCATTTATCCAAACAGTTTTAGCAATTAAACGAGTTATACCATCAAGAGAAACTTTAATATAATCTTCTCCAATAGAAGTAATAAAACCTATTTGACCATTATACCAATTCAATCCATTTTTAATCATCATTATTTGAGCGCCTTTCTTAAGCTCTAATCTTTCAGTTGTTGGATATGAACCTTGAGGATAATCCCCTGAAATAAGAGCTGAAAAATAATATGACCTTTCCTTAATTTCCTTTAGACGCTTTCTATTTATTTCATCAGCTACTCTGTTAGTAGTAGATAAATAAATATAATCATCACCAAAACTTTCTTCTTTTACAACTCTTTTATTAATATATTTCAAATCATCCCAAGACTGTTTTCCTGTTCTAATTCTATTAAGAGTTTCTACAAAATTTTCGTCTTTTTGTCTATAAATTTTTGTTAGTTCAACGATAGAGAAATGTCCAATATCAGGAGCACTAAAGAACCAAGAAGAATAAAAGTTTTCCTTTATATATTTCTCATCTGCACTTCCTCTCCTAACGATTGGAGGTAATTGAAATAAGTCACCAACAGCAATAATTTTAATTCCGCCAAATGGAACATTAGAATTACCAGTTAAAACTCTTAGCTGATAATCCATAGCATCCATTAAGTCAGCTCTCACCATTGAAATTTCATCTATAATAATAACATCTGTTTTCATTATTACATCTTTATTTCCTGACGATACTGCGAATTTATTTATTATGCCAAAGGCAAGTTTGAAGAATGAGTGTATAGTTACACCTTTAATATTAACTGCAGCAACTCCAGTAGGAGCCAACAAGACTAAATTCTTTTCCGTATTAGCCTGCAATAATTCTATAAATGTAGATTTACCAGTCCCTGCACTCCCAGAAACGATAACGTTTTTCTCAGAGAACTCAGCAAGCAAAAGTGCTTTCTTGAGTTCATCATTCATTTCGTATCCTAAATCGTCAAAGTCTTTTAGATACTTGTCTATAATTATTTTCAGTTCATCTTTTTCTTCTTGGTTCATGCCTAATTATAGACAATTATTCTTTTTATGTCAATCTTTTTTTATTCTTTGAATATTTCCTTTGAGGGTAACTTCAACTTCTTTTTGACATGATGGACAAACAGCCATCATCTGCATTTCTTTGTCTAAGCCTGATGTATCAAATCTTACCTTAAACTTTTCGCCACATTCATTACAAGATACAGTATACTCTACTTCCATTACATTACTTCCTTATCATCGTTAAGATACTTTTCTATATTTATTCTGTTACGTTCTTTATCAATAGAAACTTTATAAGCATAATCTTCCATATGATATACAATATAACCTAATTCTTGATCATCACAATTATTTAAAAAAAACTCTAATAAAAATTCTAATATTTGTGTTGAAACTTTTTCTAACTCACCTTCTATAAACTCAATCTTCATTATTAAAACCTTCTATCTTTTGCCTTAAAAGTTCTGAAGTTTCTTGCGGAATACTTTCATCAGTATTTATCCACTCCAATAAATAATCAGCAAGAAATGCTTTGCCTTGATTAAACCCATCAACAAATTCATCATAAATTTCATCGTCCATTTTAACTCCCTACACTTTCAAAAACATGCCAAACAAGAGAACCTTTAAACATATGGCAAGTTCCTATAAATTTTAAGTCAAGATATTCAGAATCAATTATTGGATTTCCAGTTCCATATACATTAATCCATCTGACTGAAGTATTTTCTTCTTTAGTGTCTATCATAGCCCATATAAACAATTCTTCTGTTCCTTCCTTCTTTTGCGAAAATACAGAAAGAATTTCAGCACCTACTGGCAATTTAACCATTTGTCTATCTGCAACTTCTAATTCGTATTTATAAATTGTTTTCATATTGCTTCTCCAAAGTAATCATATATAACATCCATCGAACGTTCATCAGAAAGAAATCTTTCAAAAATCAGTTCATATTCAATTGGATCTAAAGTTGTTATATCTAAGGAATATAAAACTAAAGAACCTCCACCAGAGCCGCGAGAAGGGCCTCTCATAATATTTTCTCTCTTTGAAAAGTTAAACACATCCCAAAGAATCATAATATAACTTGCAAACCCTTTTCTTAAAAGAATTTCAAGTTCTCTAACAAGTCGCTTTCTATATTTTACTGGAACTTCTTCCCAAAGTGAAAGCTTCATTTTATTTACGAGTCCATTCTTGCTTTCCTTAATCAATAAACTATCATCATCCTTAGAAAACTTCGGAAGTAACAATCTGTTTCTTTCCATAAATTTAAACTCACATCTGTCAGCAATCAATTGAGTATTATTACACCATTCATCAATCTCTTCTTTTGTGTATCCATAATCCCAATCTTCATTAAACTTATGAAAGTCGCTTTCATCCATATAGAATAAACTTTTTCCTTCAAGCTTCCAATCTAATTCAGCAAGAGTTGTTTTTCTACTTATTGCAATAGCAAGAGTTTGAATTTTATCAAGTCCTGGTTCTGCATAGTGAACGTCTCCCGTCATTACAATTGGAACATCATACTTTTTGGCAAGGCTAATCATCCATTCGTTTACAGATTTTTGTCCATGCTCAAAATTATCAATAGGATGAGTAATTTCATTCATCTGAATTTCAGCGTAAAAATCTTCTCCAAACTGCTCCTTAAAAGTCTTGAATAATTTTTCAGATAAATCTTTTTTATCATCTCTATATAATCTTGCAAACGGAGAACCCATACAAGCAGTTCCTATAATTATTCCTTCTTTATGCTCAAAAATTTCTTTAATTAAAATGTGATTTGTGTAATAATAATGTTTTTCATCTGAATTAGATAAGTAATTTAACTTTAATAAGTTTTTATATCCAATCTCGTTCTTAGCCAATAAAACCATATGCATGTTTTTATTTCTTTGACGTTTCACCTTTCCTTTAACTTCAGCCATTCTTTCAAGCTCAAATTCTACATAAGCCTCAACTCCAAAGATAGGTTTTATACCAGCTTTTTTGCATGCTTGATAGTGTTCGTAATGACCATTCATTTTTCCGTGGTCTGTAATTGCTAAAGATGTATGACCCATCTTTTTAGCCAATTCGGCATATTGGGTAGGCGTTCCTACCCCATCCAATTGACTTCCAATGTGAGAATGGATATGTAAGTGCGAAAAGCTCATTTTATCTCCTTTAGTTAATTATAGAGTATTATTCTTTTATTGTCAACTATATACTGTAAAGGTATATTAAATGGAGAATTAAAATATGAAATCATTCAAAGATTATTATAACGATAGAATTAACGAAGCTCTTGAGAAAGATTCTTTTGAAGCTCTCATAGGTGAATACGGAATAGGCTTTAAGAAAAACAAGGAAGCCAAAGTAAAAGCTGCCGAAGTTCTCAAGAAAGCTTCTGCTAACAAAGAACTTATAGCTGCTTTCAAGAATGATGCTGGTTCTAAAGCTGTTAGCATAAAACAAGATGATTATAAAAATCTTGCATTAGCTATTGAAGTTTTATCAACAAACGCAGATAAAGCTGCTCTTGAGTCATTAAGTAGCCTTGGAATTATACCTGGCGAAGACGGAAAACTTAAAAACCTTCCTATTATTAAAAACATCAAAGCCGGAACTAAAGATTACATCAAATCCCTGAAAACAGAAACACCTGCTGAAAAGGATGCTCCTGCTGAAAAGGATGCTCCTGCTGAAAAGGATGCTCCTGCTGAAGCAGAAGAACCCGCTGAAGCATCAGGAGAAAATGACAAACCAGAAACTCCTGCCCCAAAAGAGTTCGATAAATCTGAAGACTTAATCAAAAGAAGTAAAACCCTTCAAAAAGATATCAAGTCAGGTTCTATGAGAACCCCTAATGTTAATGATAAAAAAAGTCCAGAGTTTTATTCTCAAGAAGCATCAACTCTTCTTAAAGATAAAATGGAAGAGTTTAACGAAAAAGCATCAAAAGAAAACTTGTCAGATCAGAAAAAAATAAAAATGAAAAAGGTTATAACAAACCTTGAAAAACAAGTAAATAAAAAAATAAACTCTATTGAAAAACAACAATCTGGTTATTCGTCTCATTCAAATTTTTCTTCCAGATTAAAAGCAACCACTAATTCAAAAAAGCTATATAACGAAATAAAACAAATAGTAAATACCGCAGAAAATGCAGTTATTGTTAAAAGTTTAGATAGCGTAGCTCAGAGAGCAGGTTCTTCAATTGCTGCAGGTGCTGCATCTGTAAAAAAAGGCATAAGCAAAGTTGCCGGCTCTAAAATAGCACAAGATGCTAAAGACAAAGTTGGAGTAGCCGCTAAAAAAGTTGGAGAAGTTGTAAAAAGAGGTAGCGAAACAGCAGCTCCTGTTATTAAAAGAACAGCAGAAAAGGTTATCTCTAAAGTTAAAACGGAAACTGCTGATAGTATCATTAAAAAATATAGTCCAAAAGAGTTTGAGAAATTTGTAAACTCTGACGACCCAGCCGTTAAAAAAGATATTCTTGATAAAGCAAAAAAGAAGAGAGAAGAAGCAAGAATAGCTGCTGATAAAGTAAGAAGACTTGCAAAAGCAAAACCAGCTAAACAAACTGGAACACCACCAAAAAACATAATGGTAGCTAAGCAAGCTACAGATAAAGTAAATTCTAAAATAGCATAAATAAAAAAGACATCCAATTGGATGTCTTTTTTTTACTCTTCAATTTCTCCATCAGAATTATAAAAATAACTCTCAATAATCATTTCCCTTTTTGTATATTCCATAAAATCTTTTTCGCTCAAGGCTGCATTTCTATATAAAGGATGCATCGTAGAAATAAGATTAATGTCAATCATTACATCTCCAGTATCTACAATTCCTCCGTCAGTATTTACTGTTAATATTTCTTTAATTAAGTTTTGATCGTCAAGAGAAATAGCTTTGTTATACATTCGCCAATTCTCAGCAACAATTTCAAAATTATATAATATTTTTACTATAGTCCCGTTAGTTAAAACAGCTATTCCATAAGAACTCTTAACTTTATCAATAAAGTTAAATTTTTTCATAGCTGCCTCTGCTATTTCGATTACTGACCTTGTATCAGCTTCAACTTCGTCTTCGTTTTTATTTTCGTCTTCGTTGCTCATCCTTAAACCTCGCTGTAAATATAACTAAAGCCTTTATCATTAAGTTTAATTTGTATATGATGATTAAACTTATCCTTATAGAGTTCCCTATGTGATACTACAAATACCGTATTATTTGCTCCAAGACTATCAACAATATCATAAACAGAATTAAACCCTTTTTTATCTAAATTCATATCAAGTATCTCATCAAACACTAAAAGGTTTATAGTAGATGAAAAGAACATCTTGACCATCATAAATAAAGAGAAAGAAATCGAAAGATCAAATCTCGTTTTTTGACCAGAGCTAAACGATGCAAAACTTACAACCTCCTTCTCAAGTTCAATGGTTTCGTTTAAGTCTTTATCAAATTCTATATGCACTTCATTATCAAAGAAAAATGGAAGATAAAAATTTATTCTATCATTAAATACACTTATCATTTTGTTAATAAAGAACTTTTTAAATCCTGAATCTTTATTAGAAAAAACTGTAAGCAATGCTTCGTAATGTTCCTGATCTGAAATTTCATCATTTAATCTTTTCTTTACTCTAACTAATTTTCTTTTAAGCTTTTTAATTGTATTTAATGTATTATCTATATACCCTTTATCATATGATGATTTAGCTTTAACATCAATTTTTTCTATATTAGTCCTTTTTTCTTCAGCTTCATCCTTAAGGAGAAGTATTTTTTCTTTTAAGTCTTTCAAGAATATTGTGTGATAAGAAGGCTCTTTTAGTCCTTCTTCATTTTCCCTAATCTCAGATTCGTAAGCAATAATTCTTTTCTTTATATCTATGTTAGAATTTTCACCAGCTTCTATATCTTTATTTAATAAAAGACTTTTGGTCTGTAACTCTTTTATTTGATTATTTAGTTTTATTAAGTAGTTATTATCATACTTAGGAACTTCTTTAAGCTCAACTATCAAACCATTAAGCTTTTTAATAGCATCATTAATTTCAAGGTTTTTAGTCTCTATTGTATTTAACTCTTTAGTGTTTTCCTCAATAGAATTAAGTAACTCTTTTAATTTTAACTGGCACTCTTTCAAAAGTCTTTCGGTTAATTCCTTGTCAACTTTTTGCTTGCAAGTTGGACATATATTAACGTTTTCCTGTAAGCCTTTTTCTTCTTCCTCTAAAGTAATTTTGCTAAAAGCGTCTTTAGCAATAGTCCTTTTTAATTCGTCAACATGCTTAATTCCAGTTTTGAGTTTATCTATTCCATTATTTATTTTTTCATTTTTAACAATAGCTTCATCATATCTTTTTATTAAGTCCATCTCTTTTTGAATGTCGATTGATTTAAGATTTTTTATTATTTCTTTATTCTCATCAATACTACCAACAAGAAGGTTTAAGTCGATTAACTTTACTTCTTCATTATCAATTAATGCCTGAATAGTTCTGTTTCTTTCTACTATTAAGTCATAAGATTCATTTTCTTTTAATTCATTTTCTACGTTTACTCCATCGTATTCAGAAATCTTTCCAGTTAGCTTAAACACTTCATCTTGTAGTCTTTCTTTTTCAACTTTAAGTTCTAATAAAGTTCTCTTGACTCCATCTTTATATTCATCAATATTATCGCTTAAGGATGATATTGAAACTTCAATCTTATCTTTTTCTCTATTAGTTGTTACAACCTTTTCATCAACTGGAATTTTTAACTTCTTAAGTTTAGAATAAAAAATAGTTATATCCTTAAGAGATAAAATAGACTCAAATGTTTTAAGCCTATCTCCTCTTGAAGATCTTAAAAATGAAGTATATAATTCTGAAGATAATATTACAGAAGAAACCATAGCACTATAAGAAATTTCAATTACACTATCAATAACTTCTTGAGTAGCTCCTGTTGTTCTTTGAGAAATGTTTTTACCATTCTTAAAGAAGAGCAATTTATTTCCGTTAGTTTCGTGTTTTCTATATCTAACTATAGAATAGTTATTACTTCCAACCTTAAAGAGAACTTCTACCTTACAATTCTTCTTTGTTTTTCTATTAACAACTCCATCAACTCCATCTTTATTTTTTCCATAAACTCCCCAAATAATAGCGTCAACTATTGTTGATTTGCCATGACCGTTCTCTCCAACTAAAAGTTTGATGCCATCAAAGCTTAAGTCTATTGCTATTTCTGAATCAGGATAACTCTTAAAGTTCTTAAATTTAACACACTCAAATTTCATTATTTGTTTTTATTCCTTATATACTTTTTTGTTCTTCTTATGCTTCCATCAGGGAAAATAGAAACTTTTTCTTTACTTAAAGAAATCATAATAGAATCTTTAAGATAATATTTGAAAATAAAGGGAAAAGACCCTAATCTTCCTCTCGTTGCTTTCATTCTTTTTCTCCATTCGTAATTTATGACCTTGTAGTAGTAGACACTAACGATTTATTTAAAAAACTTTCATACCTTATAACATTTTTGTATATAGTTGGAGTAAAAATCGGAACATATGTTCCAATCATAATATCTTCATTTTTTTTAAATGGAGGATTGTTTAGGTATAAGACAACTAAATCTCCACCAACAAAAATATCAAATACTTCAATACTTTCATTTGATGCATAATTATTAAATATCTTTGCTAATGCTCCAAATCTATCAATCATCCTTATCATATTTCTGCAAGGACTTTATCAAAAATCTTAACTAACTTTTTATTATCTATATTAGGAGCTTTTATGCTATCTAAAATATACTCTTTAACCATAACTGGAACTGATGAGTTCATATCTATTTTTGTCTCATCGTCAACAATCAAGTCTTTATCGTTTTCTATAAAATAAGGAGAAACATTAAGAGCACCTTTCTCATATAAAAGATGTTTTAGCTTAACATAATTATCAAGTTTTTTTTCTATTTCAACTTGAACAAACATATTTTTTACATCTTCGTTTTGAAAGTTTTCTCCTTTTATTTTTTTATATGTAGGAGCTTCTGTATAGAAATGTCTATCCCATTTATTAGATTCTAAATCTAAAACGATAAAGCCTTTTTTCTGATCTATCTCTCCAAAGTTCATCTGGTATGGAGAACCCATATAAACAACATTGCCTTTTTTTTGTGGTCTGTGGAAATGTCCTGTAAAAACTGTATCATAGTCTTTGAACAATTCTCTGGTAAAACCTGCTTTTTCACTTACATGATATTTATTATCAAAAGAAAAATCTGCAATACTTAAATGAGTTATAAGCAAATCTCCACCAGAAGGAATATCATCTTCTTTTTTTGTATATGGAAGTAAATCTATTGTTCTACCACCTAATTTTATTTGCTCTAAATTCTTTACAACTTTCCCAAATACTGAAAAAGTTTCTACAAGACTATCGTTATCTACTGAAAATATATCGTGATTTCCAAGAACAATAACGATATTAAACCCATCTTTTTTCAATTCCATAAATTTAAAAAACAATGGAATAAAAGCATCATTATTTATTTTGCTTGATTTCTCAAATATATCGCCAGCTATTATTATATCGTTTATTCCATTCTCTTTACAAAATACTGATAGATAATCTATATAATCAATTCCTATATCTGTATATATTCCAGATTGAATATGTAAATCTGATGTTAAAAGTACTTTCATTTATTTGTTCTCACCTCTATCTGAATTATAAACTATTATTCTTTTTTTGTCAACCGTATAGGTTGGTGGTAATTTCACCATAAACATCTCACAAAAAGGTAAGTAGTTAAAATTAACCTTGTCTGGCTGTTCGTCATACTCAATAAAGATGCGAACCTGATGTTCTAATTCTTTAAGGAGAGCTTCTTTGTTCCAAGCAACTGCTGTTTCAAGTATCATATCTGCATAATGTTTATTATATTGGTTATGCATTTCTAAGAAATATACGAATTTCTTAACCATAGTATTAAATTTCATCCTTCACTCCAAAAAAATCCTCTATTAACAAAGTATCAGGAACTAATTCCTCTATCTTATTTTTTTTAACTAATACCCAATCTATTTCTCTATTGAAATTATTGAAAAGAAATGATGGAAATAAATTATTTTTATTCCAACATCTCTTTATATCATTTTTATCATAAAAATTATATACTCTGTCTGGTATTATATGATCTATTCTCCAACTGTTGATGAAATTTTCCCATCTCATAACTCCTTCAAACTTACCTTCAAGGGTTTCTTTTATTTCTTTAATAGTTATACCTATAAGGTTTTCAAGTTCTACGTTGACGCTACCAGATTTAACACAGTCATATACAGACTTACGAATCCTCTGTTTCATTATGAAGTTCATGTCACCATTTTTTTTATTGAAATAATCTGATTTGTTCTTCTCTCTTATTTCAGCTTTATGTTTTTGGTAATATTTTTTAGCTCTATCTATAATGATTGCTTTATTCTTCTGATACCACTTCTTCTTATACTCTTTTATTTCTCTTCTGTGTAACTCTCTATAGCTTTTCTGGTATTCTTTTCTATCCATAAAATATCCTCAAAAAAAATTCTTTGACAACAATTGTTGCGTTTTTATTATTTATGAGTTAAGGTAATGATATAATTAGTTTAGGAGAAAATAAATGGCTATATCATTAACCACAAGTAAAAGTTCCACATTAGAAGCCTTAAAGAAAAATCGTTTCGTTATGCAGTTTTCTGCAATTCCAGGCGGAGGAGATGCTGCTGAATTAGCATTTGCAATGCACACAGCTACAATTCCTCAGATTACCTTTAATCCAATTGAAAGCCAGAGACTGAATGAAAGAGTTTTTACTGCTGGTAAACCAACTTACAACGACCTTTCATGTACTTTTTATGACTATATCGCTGGCGCAAAATCCGCCGGACAAATTCTTTACGATTGGTCACAAAGTATCTATAATCCTATTACCGGACAAATGTATTTCAAAACTCAATACAGTACTTCTTCAACAATGGCTCAATTAGATCCAGCAGGCGGAATTGTAAGACTTTGGAATGTTTACTATATCTGGCCAACAAGTGTTGGTTGGGGTGACGCTCTTTCTTATGACGACGACACGATTTCTGAATGTGCTATAACATTCAAATATGATTACGCAATAAAAGGCGCAGACGAAGATACTACCCCTGTATTTTAAGTCTAAAATTTAGTAAAAAAAACCCGATAATTATCGGGTTTTTTTATGCGTAAATATCAATTATAAGTATTTTTTAGCAATAAAAAGGAGTTGCTATTTCTAACAACTCCAAAAATGATAAAAGTTTTATTGTAGGGGGGGTATAATAAAACCTTAGTTTATATTAACTTTTCTTGGCTTTGGCTTTACGAGTGCTAAAATATGAACAATCAGAACTCCATTTAACATTGTGGCAATAGTGCTTTCAGTGTTATACTTTCCCGCTGGAACGGTATAATCTGCATCAATAGCACAAGTCTTAAAACCTTTCTTCAAAACTTTAAGGAAATGTTCATCCTCTTTTGCTCCAACTTTTAATTTCATCTTATCGCCTTCAAATGTAATACTTACATCTGATTTAGCATAACCAGCTAATGCAAATTCAAACCTTAAATCTTTAGTCTTTTCATCCATAAAGATATTCACTGGTGGGAAGTTTGCAGCATGATATATATCATCACCGCTATTTGTCAGTGGCCCACTACAGAATTTTTCCCAATCCTCAAACATTGCATCAAAAATTTCACCTAAATTATAAAATTCATTCATAGTAACTCTCCTATAGAGTATTTTTTTGTTCCTTCATACGAAGCGAACGTTTTCTTAATTAATTATACAAAATTATTCTTTTATTGTCAAGCTTTAGATAAAGCGCCTATTTATAAAGCTCTTCCATTTTTTTCTATTAAAGTTTTTAGCTTTTCTCTTAACTGATTTACTAAAGTCTACTTTAATATAATCCTGTTTTTTAGTGCTTGCTATTGCTGAAATCGAAAATAATATACCCATAACATATACGGGTTTAAGTTTGGCAACTATAGAATTAGTCTGCCAGTTAAATTCATAATCAAACATAGTAGAAATACCAAGTCTTATCTTACCGCTTATTTCTCTTGGTAAAAACTTCTCAAACCAAGTTCTCGCCTTTCTATTTTTTTCCATATATACTTTGAATTTTCTAAGTATAAACTTATCAAAATTATTTCTTGTCGTAGAGAACGCAATCATCTTCGGAACCTGTTTCTTAAACTTAAATGTCTGCTCAAACTTAGCCAGTCTGTTATTTGGTCTAACATTTTTCAGAGAATCGTTAAACCATTTATTCCAGTTAAATTCAAATGTAGCGCTAACAGAAGAAAACTTAACCAGTTTCATATAGTCTCTATCAACTGGTTCGATACTCGCAATAATAGATGACTTTAAAGATTCTTGATCTATAAATCTATTTTGTAACGGAAGAGCACCGGTAGACATCGACATTTTATCTTGAATAATAACCATATAAACTACTCTATATGTTTTATTAACAGCTCTTCCTAAAGTAAAATGAAGATTTACCTGAGATGGTATAATTTTATGTTTCTCTGTTTGTTTCTTATCTGGTTCTATCCAGATACCGTTAACAAATGGCATTATTTACCTTCTTCCTCTTCATCATACTTTTTGTTTTCTTTGCCTTCAGCGTCTTTTCCTCTTAACTTCTTGAATAAGAACTCAATCTCTTCAAGGTTTCTTTCAGCGTCAGCACCTTCTTCTTCTTTATATTTAGCAACCATTTTATTAAGTCTTGATTTATCTCTCTTAAGAGCTTCTATGTTACCATCATATTTCTTTTCAATTATCTTATTTAACTCTATCTCTATTGTTTTAGCATCAACTAAATCATTATCGGCCATTGTTATGTCTGTCTTATCAGATTTTCCTGACTTAACGTCTTTTCTTCTCTTGATTTTCGTAAGAACACTTTCCATACTATCAGCAACTTCATCATCACCCTGCTCTCTCTTTGCATTAAATAAATCAGAAGCTTCTTTCTTAGCATTATTTAATTCAGAAATAGAATCATATTCAGCAGAAGCTATTTCCTTTATCTTTCTTTCAAACTCAGCATCTGAAATGAAATTCTTTTTCTTAGTAGTTGAACCTTGAAGCTCTTCTGGACTTTTGAATAACTTATCAGGAGACTTCATTTCTCTAACTGTTATTAAATTATTTATCAATCTATATTTTTTAAGTTTTTTATAATCCTCATCGGAAAGCTTTTTCTTAAGACTTCTCTCAAATCTTTTAACTCCAGCTTCAATTGTCTTTTCTGCTTTTGTAAGTTGGTCAGACTTCTTAAAGAATTTAGGATTGAAGAAATCTTCTTCTTTAAGTTTCTGAACATAATCACTAACTTTATCAGATTGTTTTTTTACAGAAGGTCTAAGCTCCCATACTTTTCTTTCTCTATCGTTAAACTCTACAGAACTTTTATTCTTAGAAATTTTTGTATGATGAGATGCCTTTCTTTCTTTTGCGTCTTTTATAAGATTATCTACAATTTTAACATATGTCTGTCGATAAATACTATCTCTTTTTTCTGGCTTTAATTGTTCCATTATATTTCTTCTCAAAAAATATAATCCAAGGGCTGAATTAAATCCACCATTGCTAAGCCTAAAGTTTTTATTCTTAGTTAAATCTACCTTATACTCTAATAAAACATCTTCATCAGTTCTATCAGAAGCTGTATAACCTGCTTCTGCTTGTTTCTGTTCTAATCGTTTAGCAACAGCTTCTTTAGCTATTTTACCTTTTCTTAGATCTATGTTTCTTTGAACTAATTTACTTATTTCTGTAGCTTTTTCGACATTATCAGCAGAATCATCAGCACCAAGTTCACCAAGCTTTTCGACATTCTTAGTTATCTCAAAGAAAGCTTTTTTTAAGTCATTCAAGGAATATGATTCAAACTCTTCTTTACCTAAATCATATTCTTTAAGTATTCTTTCTAAAATTGTTGGAGGAATACTTTTATTTGAAATAATTCCTTTCTTTACAGTTTCAAGACTTTCTATTACTCTGTCTTGCTTTTCAACTCTATCTTTTAAGTCGTCAAACTTATCAAAACGTTGACCTCTGGCTTCAATCTTTCTTCTTCCAGATTCCAAAGCTGACTTAAATTGCTCTTTTGTCATACCAAGAGTTTCCGTAGAAGTGAGCATTTTATTCTTTTTAACAGTTCTTTTTATTACTTGATAAGGAGCAAGGACAGATTTTCTAAAAGTCATTATGTCTTTTATAAGAGATGAGCCATACTTTTCGTAAATTTCAGACATTACTTCTGTCTGTTTCTTTGTGAGTTTGTATACAGTAGAGTCTTTATCTTTTCCACCTTCAAATTCAAGGTCAGATCTTAGTTTTTCTCTACCTAATATTGCAGCGCCTTTAGCTTTCTTAGCTGCTTTCTTGACGTTACCAACAGTAGCGCCAGAAACCTTTTTAAGGTTTTTTCTAACATTTCTTTTGAGCACATAGAAAGCGAGAATAGGGTTCATAGGTAGAACCCCTTCTACTAAATTAACGTCGGTAATATCTTCGGTTTTAAGTTCGTTAAAAATTATATCTTCAAGATTAGCCATTATAGTATAATTCCTTTTTTGTAAGTTATACTTATATCTTTACGACTTCTTAATCATATTACCGAGTTTTGCGAACATACCAAAAATTGCTCTTCAGTAAGTTACTTTTTTTTTAGACCCATTCTTTCTAACTATACTTAAAATAGTTTTACTGAAATGAGGACAGTTGAAATCCTTGTTTAACTGAGCACAACCCTTTACACGAACCTGGCCAGGTTCTGAAAGACCATCGTATCCAGTAATAAATGAAGGTTTTTCTGCCTCTAAGTCAGTGAAACATTCTTTTGCTTGACAGTGAACAACCAAATGTCCAGCGGGCGGAGTAGAGAATTTATCTTTATCTGCCTCATCATTAGTCAAACAGAACTCACATAGTGATTTCTCTCCTGTGCTATAGAATTTCGCACAATCCTTACAAAATCTTTTCTTTGCCATTTTTCCTTCCTTTTTTTTACCTTATAAATAATTATAGAATATTATTCTTTTATTATCAAACTTCTACTTCTATAAACTCTATATCATCAAAACCATTTTTTCTATACAGATTTTCTCTCTGAAGAGAGTGTCTATCTGTATACTTATTTCCTGCGTCCATAAAGTCATATACGAGTGCATAATCTTTTCCTTCGTGAAGCCTGAGAGCTCTACCTATCTTCTGAAGGACTTCTATCTTTGATTTTCCGCCAGATGCATTTATTAAAGTTTGAATGTTATTGATAGAAATTCCTTGCTTGAAGATATTTGAAGCAATTAAACACTTAATTTCTCCAGACTTAAATCTATCAATTGCATCTTGCCTTTCAGCAACAGTACTTTTACCATTTAATACAACAGAACCTTCTATCATTTCACCAAGCATCTTTCCATGTTCTATAATCTTATATAAAATAAGGGTTGGAACATCTTGCTGATTAGCTAACTCTACAATTTTCTTATTTCTGGATTCATTCTTTACAATACATTTCTCATACGCAGCATCCCAAGACGGTGTTTCAATACAATCAACATGAACAAATTTAATCTTAGGTCTTGACATTACTTCATTTTCCATCAGCTCATCAGTAAAAATCTCAAAAATCTCTCCACCAATATGCTGGCGAATAGTAGCATATCTGTATTTATCATTTCCATCAGGTGTTGCTGAAAATCCATATCTATATGGATAACTTGTTGTTTCAAAAAACTCCTGAAACCTTGCTGAACCAACGATGTGACAATTAGACACAAGAAAGTTATCATTAACTAGATAATTATGATTATCTTTGACTGATATGTTGTATACGTTCTTGAATCTAGGAATCAACTCTTCTATTTTTCTAACTCTTCTTATCCCATAAGAAACCTTATCATCAATAATAAAATTAAAATTATTCTTATCTTCATCAAGCAACTTATAATTCATACAGGAAGGAACATATTTAGAAATTAATCTAGAAACTGTTTCAGTTGATTCTTTTCTTATATAGATCCAATACTTTCCAATTCTTTTATCGTATCTTAATACTGATAAAATGTCGAATTTTTCTTCAAATACTTTCATTATCAACTCATTATCTTCTTTTGAAAAAGAATGAGTTGATAGATCATACGTCTTAGACTTTTTTTGAAGACATCCATCATCCATTATCCAAAAAGCTAAGCTCACTTCGTCTATTTCTTTTATAATATTTTTAATTGTTTTTACACCATTTACATAAAACTTCTCATATAAATCAAGAAAATCCTGAGAAGACTGTGTTGAGGTGTTGTATACTATCCTTTCTTCATTATATCCAGAAACACCTTCAGCTATATTATCTCTTTGATATAAGTTATCAAGAAGAGATAACTTATAATTCAAGTAATCTAATTGATCCTCTCCTTGAGAGAAAACTAACCTTGCAAGATTTGACGTCTTATGAATACAACCATCTCCGATAATCATACCTATAGCTGCTTTGTATTGTTTTTCACTTAATTTAGGAGATATGCTTCTATTATTATTTGTTTTTTTAGGCATAACAACGCAATCATCTCCGATCTTCAGATCTTCAGCCTTTTTTTCTAAAATACAATTATTCTCTAAAACATAATATTTATGATTAGGGGTAGATTTAATAAAATCTATTCCGTTAAACCAAACTTTTATTAAGTTAGATTCAGTTTTCTTTTCATACCAATTATAAATTTCTTTAAGTTCAAAACCTTCAGTTTCTTCGCTGAAAGACCAAACTTTTTCAGTAGACTTCGATCTAACCAAAGATGCTATTGTTTTTTTTCCATTTTCTGTTAATACTTTCGTATCTCCTGGAAAACACTCATCTACAATCACTCTCTGATATCTGGTTAAATCACCAAGCTTTTTATAAGAACCGATTGTGGAAATCACATGGTCTCCATCAGTTTTTCCTTTACCATAACAAATTCCACAATTTATTCCAGCGTCATTAAGTCTTTCGAGCGTTTGTGTTGCTAACGACACACTATCAACTAATATTAATGTTGGTATATTTACCAATTTCATAAGAGCTATTATTATAGAAGTCTTTCCAGCAGAAGTAGGAGCTTTTATTATTCCTACATTTGTTTTTAATAAAGCTTGAAGCGAATTAATTTGATGTTTAACATATTTGAATTTTGGATCGAACAGTTTTCTTAACTGTTCATCTGTATACTTTTTTATTTCTACTTTAGTTCTTTTATCCTGAAACTCTGAAACTGAGTATCCATTTGTTTTAATAAATAAAAGTAATTCCTTTATAAAGCCAGCTCTTAAAACTAAAGCGCTTCCTTTCTGTTTTGCAAAGCATACTTTTTTGATCTTTCTTTTATTAAAACCTTTTGAAGTCATTGCTTGAGACATGTCCTTATAAGTAAACTCAGCTTTTATGCTGAGTATTACTTCTTTAGATATATCACCAATTGCTATGTAAGAATCAGTTAATAATATTTTCAAAATTCAAGTTCCTTCATTTCATCAAAAGATAAACTGATAACAATACCTTTGTTAAATTTTATAGTATAAAGTTCAGTTTTTCCTGAATAACTAATTCCGTTATGCCCGCCTTGCTCTTTTAACAAGGCGAGTATCTTTTTTTTAGTTTTACTCTCTAACATTATTTAGCAGAGTCGTAAACTCCCCAGACAGAACTTGCTTGAATCAATCCTTTTTGAATTGTCTTCAGCGGATTATCTGGATCTTCTTCATCAAAGGACATAATGTCATGCTGATTAAAGATGATTTTATCACCAACTTCAAATCCACAATCCTTATCTACTTTATTACCGATACCATCCACAATTGCGTGATACTTATCTTCAGTTTTATCAACAATAATAATCCCATTCGGTGACTTATTATTTCTGTCTGCTTTTACAAACTTGATGATAACCATCTCGCCAAGTGCTCTAATATTTTCTACCATTTTTTCTCCTAACCTTCTACGTCTTTTACCATTGCAGTTAACATTTCTGCAGTTTCGTATTCGCCTTCTTCTTCTTCAGTTTCTTCTAATTCGCTCAAATCATTAATCTGAAGATTCTTCTTTTCTTCTATCATTTCTTTTTCTTTCTTCTCAAGTAAATCCTGAAAATAAAGAATTGATTTAGCTTCATCTTTTAACAAAATGGAAATAAAGTTTTTCTTGTAAAATGATTTATCATTATTCCAACCATCTATAAGATATAAAGTTCCTACTTTCTGCGCTATTCCAAAATCTTTCAATAATGTAAATAGACCAGAATGCCTAACAGGCCCAACCGCATAATCAAACAAGAACCAAGCGTTCCGACGCTCTGTACCAAATCTTGATTTAGTAATCTGTCCTCTTATTGACTTCAGAGAACTTCCTAATGAAGTTTTTCTTCTGTCTTTTTCTTTTGTCATATCCTTATCTGCAATTTCTTCGTTAGCAGATAACTCTGTAAATCTTACGCTTACGGATGGATTATATGCTGCGTTAACTCCACCATTTGCTTTATAAGGATCGTAAATATTGAAAGAATTATATATCTTATTAGTAAATAAGAAAGCTATATTAGATCTTTCAAATGCTGTATCAAAAGTTCTGAAAAACTTTCCAACATCCTGAGCTCTTGCACCCATATCTACAGTTCCGCCAAACTCTCTTACTGATTGTAAGTTTCCAAGAGAATCAAGAAGAATTAAAATCTTTGCTTCTCTAAGTTTAGGATTAAACTGTAATGCGTTAACTATTTTCTTAATCTTTCGTGTTGCACCTTCTACAAAAAAACTTTCAGGTGTATCTATTTTTACTGGAAATTTATTATCAGAAACCTCGTCAATTTTACCATTCTTCTTATTAATTTTGTAGTTACCAAATGTATGAGCTTTAAGAATCCTTACCTTGCTTGCATCAACACCAGCAAATTCAATTAATTCTTTTGCTTGACCGCCACCCTCTGTTTCAATAACAATAACCATATCTAATTGTGGATCTCTCATTACCGTTGCTGCAATTAATGATTTTCCTGTGTTATGGACTATGAAATCATCAGCAACAAAATTACTATATGGTTTTTTCATTCTAATATCATATGTATGTTTTTCACCAACAGAACTAATTGATGTTATTTTTTCATAGTGAAATTCATTATACCCAAACGCTCTAAAGTTTTTTTCTTCTGCGTGAAGTTTGTCGTGTTCTTTTTTAGTCATAACCTTAAGATTTTCAAGAACATCATTAGAAGGATTAAAATCTTTATGATGAACAATTAAATCTGATGTTAAATACTTTAAACACTTTGATCTGTGTGCTTCATTTTTTACAAAGTTTATCATTTCTGTAATCGATATGTTATTCATATCAGCTTCAACAACAAGTCTTGCAAAATGAATTCTTTTATAGGAATAATCACCAGTTTCTTTTTTCCAAGCATACGGATGATACTCTACTCCACAAACTTCTCTTCTTCCTTTTTTTCTTCCGCCAAGTTTGACTTTACTATTAGCGTCTGACTTGACCATAACTACTTCACCAACAATCAAATCTTTTAATGCTACAAAATTATCTTTTTCTAATACACCTCTCGTTCCTACTTTATCATCAGGAACTTTAAACGGATGTTCTGAAGACACTATTATCATCTTTCCAGACTCTGTTTTTAATAAAAAACATTCCTTAGTTCCAGAATCAATTACGTTTGTAATTTCATTATATCTTATAGAGTCACCTTTAAATGAAAACGTATTAGTTGGACTATTATTCCAAGGCTTCTCTCCTCTGTCAAAAGGACCAAATTTATGAAACTTTCTATAAAGTTCTGCAATTGTATATTCTCTATAATTACTTCTATTACCTCTATTTATCTTAATAATTGTATTATCATAAAGACAGCCACTTAACCCATCAAAAGATGATATCCTGCCACAAGGTATTGCTTTAAGGAGGTGCTTCGACATAGCATAATTAAGACTATAAATTCCTGTATCATACCACGTTTTTACTTTTCCATCTACTTTAGATAAGTCAATAACATCCTTGAACTGAGAGTTAATTAGTTTATCTAAGTTATTGAAGACATTTATTTCAGTGTCTTTTATTACTTCTTTTTTCTTTGCCATTATTCCTCTTTAACAAAATGAGCCGACGATTGCCGGCTCATCACTTTTAGACAAATTCACCTAAAATGTCGTCGATAGCATCTGTGTTTGCTTCTTCATTTTTAGCATCAACTGGCTCTTCAGTAACTTTTGCTGGTACTTTTTCATCACCAGTTTCGTCAGCTGCTTTCTTCCGAGTTACTACTTCAGGAACTGCTTCATCTGGATTAAGAAATTCATCCACAGCTTCTTTAATAGTTTGAGCAGAAGGAAATTTGATCAGATCGGTATACTTCATTTCTTTGACAGCAGTTAGAACTTTTACAAGGTCATCCTTGTTATCAAAAATTTTAGTTATGTTAGGATCAGGTGCGCTGTTATCGTAATTGGTTCTACGACCAGTTCCTTGCTTATCAATAATGAAATCTCTTCCTTCAAGAGGATGAACGATATTTCCATATCTTCCACCTTTCATAATTCCGAAGAACTTCTTAAAGATAGATGGCCCAACTTCATAAAATTCAGGTTCGGTCACTGTATTTTCATCTTTTGCTCGGTCTACAATTCTAAAGACATACCTGTCTTTTCCGGATAGTTCATAAGCGATATCTCTTTCCTCTGAATCCTTTTCTCCGATCTTGTAAAACTTTTTTGATTTCTGACATGCAGGACATGCCTCAGCTTCGTGCAAATTTCCGTGTTTGTCGATAAAACTTTGTCCGATACATTCGTAAGGGGTTCCATCAATCCAGTGAACTCTGTGGTGAAAATAAGGTACTACTTCACCAAGTGATTTAATAGGTGGGAGGAAACGGATTACATTTTCATCGGCTTCTGGTGACCAGAAATTACCGCTTCCCTTTTTTTGATCTGATTCCATTGCTGCTAACATAGCTTTTGTTTCTTGTGCGTTCATCTTTTCTCCTTGCCGTTTGTCATTTCCCATCTTTGGGGATTTGGACTATAGGGCGATTTTATTTTTTTGTCCCATACGGAACATTATAATAATTATAACACATTATTCTTTTATTGTCAATGTTTTTAGTTAAGCTCTTTACCAAGTCCAAAAACTATCGTAAAGAACGGAAATGAAATCGAAAGGTCAAGTTTATACGAAAAACTATCCCACCTAATTCCAAACCCAAAATGTTTAGCTAAAAATATATCAAATCGTTTCTTTTCCATATTTTATTATAACATATTATTCTTTTATTGTCAAGCTTTCACTAAACAATAAGAGAATAATCCCTAATTAAGTTTAGGGATTATATCAAATTAGATTACTGTAAGAATTAACGAGAATACTGAGAACATCCCTACGACCCATAAGGTCACTGGAATTTCTCTGATTTTCTTTGCGAAAACCATCATAAATATATACGTTATAAACCCTACTACAATTCCCGTGGTAATACTGTAAGTTAACGGAATTGCAATCATTGCCAAAAATGCTGGAATGGAAGTTGTATATTCTTTCCAATCCAATTTTGTCAATGCTGACATCATAAACAATCCAACAATAACTAATGCCGGAGCCGTTGCCACAACTGGAATAAAACTCAGTAATGGACTTAGAAACATAAATGGCAAGAAACAAAGTCCTGCGATTACTGCAGTCAATCCTGTTCTTCCACCTGCTTCAACACCAGATGCACTTTCTACAAAAGTCGTTCCGGGTGATGTTCCTGTCAAACCTGAAATCGTTGTTGATACTGCATCTACTAAAAGTGCTTTACCTACATTTTTAGGTTCTCCATTTTCATCCATCATTCCACCAACTTCTGAAACACCTACGAATGTTGAAATTGAATCAAACATATCAGTAAATAGAAGTGTAAATAGTGGAGCAATCATTCCAACACTTAACGCACCTAAGATATCAAAGTGTGCAAAAATCTCAAGGCTTGGTAATGCGAAAATTGCAGTTGGTAAAGTTACTACCATTCCAATTCCAGCAAGCGAAGTTACCGTCGCTAAAATTGCTGTAGAAATTATTCCAATTACTAAAGCACCTTTAACTTTCTTGGCTAATAAAACTCCTGTAACTATAATTCCAAACAAAAACAACACAAAGTTTAGAGTTAATCCTGAAAACCCCACTAGGGTTGCCGCGTTAGGAATTATAATTCCTGCATCTACTAAACCTATAAATGCTAAAAATAAACCGATACCAGCAGCTATTCCAAGCCGTAACGTTTTAGGGATAGCTTTAACTATCTTCTCTCTTAGATTAATTTTTGGTAATGATATAATAATAAATACTATACCAGAAATCACAACTGCACCCATTGCAGTTTCCCAACTAATTCCCATTCCAAGAATCATTCCAAATGCAACAAACGCGTTTAGTCCCATTCCCGGAGCCAGTGCAAATGGTAAATTTGCATATAGACCCATTAGTATACTTGAAACACTTGCCACTATAATAGTTGCAAACATTATCCCGGCGAATGGAACGCCTACAGCACTTAATATAGCTGGATTAACTATAATAATATATGCCATTGTAAGGAACGTTGTAAAACCAGCAGTAATTTCTGTCTTAATGCTTGTCCCGTTTTCCTCAATCTTGAAAAACCTCTTCAAAAAACCTATCATTCTTTCTCCTTAAATAATTATAACATATTATACTTTTATTGTCAATAAAAAAAGGAACTGATTATTTTATCCAGTTCCTTTTGTATTTATTTTATCAGTCGCATCTTTTTTGTCTTTATAGTGTTGATTCAACATTTTAACATATTTATTATATTCCTCAATAGGAATATTTTTCAAGTCGGAGTAATCAAACCCCCACTTGATTAAATAAAAGATGCTTTCCTGTATTCTTTGTCTATTTTCTTCGTTAAAAGCAAAAGAAGTCTACGCCGATAGGGATAGTACCCGAGAAGTCCGTTTCACAGTATGGACAAACGACTCCTTCCAGTTTATCTACTCCTGTAGAAAAATCCGCCTTTTCGTTTAACACTGCTCTGTCCATTCCGATTAAGGATTCATAAAACTCTTCCCAATCTCCCATAGGAACTTCAGTTCCATCAGGTGCAGTTATTTTAATTGTTGTCACAATTAAATTATCAACCAATCTCTGATCTGAATCAGCAGTTGATTTTTTTCTTTTTCGATTTCTGTTATAAATTTCTTCTGAATGTGCTAATCGTGGTAATACAAATGTAACTTTGTATTTTGATTTAGGTAAGTCAACAACAAAAGGTTCTACTATGTCTTCAGGAATTTCTTCAAATTTCAATTCTGAAATTTTAACTGTATGGTCAAATTCCATTCCGCAAGATGAATTAGAACACTTTAGTTTGAACTTATAATCATCTCCATAAGAAATACTTCTAAGGAAAAATAGCAAATAATTACTATCGTATAGAAGAATGTCTCTTGCTTCAATATCAGAAGCAATACAGTTATCAATAACCATTCTGGTTGCAGCACCTGATTTTAGAAATCTACTGGTTGATAAAATCTCTTCATCTTTTACTGTCATTGGATACATTTGAATCTGTCCATTAAGAATATCTGTATCTTGTGTTACATTCTTATACAAAATACCTCTTGATGGTAAAGCAGTTACTTCAGCTTCAGTGAAATTAAACTTACCCTTTCTTTTCTTTCGCTCAGCACCTGGAACGTTTACTATCTTAGATAAATCAATCTTAGGTGCTTCTGGAGCTTTATTTTCTGGCATGCAATAGCTCTCCTTATTTTCTACTGTTATATATGACCTACCTTTCCTGAATAATTTTTATTTGTTAAAGTTGAGTTAAGCAAAATATTTCTCTCCTACTAGTAGTTCTATTTTCTCCACTATATTATTAACGAGCAAAATTTTGCTTGTCGTCAAAGCAAAATTTTGCTTTACTTGAGTAAACAGTATATTTTGTTACAGTAAAGATAATAATATAAAGAAACATGTAAGTATTTAGGAGAACGATATGTCAAAAAAATTAATACAAGAAATGAAAAATTATTCTGGTGTTGGTTTGAATGAATCAGAAATAAGTCAGGCGAAAACAATGAGCGCTGAATCAAGACTCATAGGTGCTTTTAGTTCCTTACTTAGAGAGTTAAAATTCATACAGGCTGATGCAGAACGAATTAATTATTATGGTTATAATTCTAATAATATGACACCTGCTGAAAAAACAGAACAAGAAAAAACTGTAGATATGGGAAAACTTCACTCAATAGCTAAAGAAAAACTTAAAGTAGTTGAAGAAGAAATAGAAAAAACCTTTAAGAAAGAAATAAGAGTGGTTAAAGCAGAAGAACCAGAAGAGGATGATGAGTAATGGATATTAATAATATTTTAGAATCCTCTAAGATAGAATTACTTACTGAAGCAGGTATAAGAATTCCTGCTGGAACAAAAGCGTTTAAGATTTTACATCATGACGACGCAGATGGCTTAGGTTCTGCCAAAATGGCTCGTAAACAAATTCACAATCAAGTGTTCAAACAGTTCAGAAAAGAAAATCCAAACAAGTCCGATAAAGAAATTGGTAAAATAATTGATAGTAGAATAACCTCTACTGAAGTTACAGATAGTTCTAAACCAGATTATGTAGAGAAAATCTTAAAGTCAGATCCTAACCAGATGGTATTAGTAGTAGACTTTGATAGATTTACAAAGTTTGGAGATAAAGTAAAAACTGCTATGAAAGCAGGAGCTGTGAACTTTCAGTCTGATCATCATGAATCAGACGATCCAATAACTAAAGGTGGTGGTAAAACTGGTGCTACTGAGTTCAAATCAGACACAGAACACCTTGCTACCAAAAATGTTACAAAGGGTGTTGATGCTAAAGCAGTTCTTGCATTTTCAGATGCAGACTCAGCAACATTCAGAGAAAGTTTAACCAAGTCTCTTGGTCTTGAGAAATCAGATAGTAAAAAATTAAAACTAATTGGTGATCTTTTTATAAACTTATCGCAGTTTGCAAGAGGAAGAAAACATAGAAAAGCAGTTGCATTATTTATTAAAAATAGTGGAGACTCTTTACTTTCTATGAATACATATGCCAAGAAATTAGCAGATGCTATCAATCTTCAGGTAAAAGGTCAAGGTGCTCTTAATAAAAAAGTTCCTAATCAAAAGCTTGCTGATGAAGTTCGTAATGAACTAATAAAGAAAGGTTTCAAAAGCTTTGCTCTTGATGTTAAGAAAGGAACGCAAGCAAAATTTGTAAATACTCCTGAAAACCTTAAGGAAAAGAATGTTAAAGACTTTGCAGATAAAGATAAATATTTTGCAAAAGCAGGAAAGTATGTAGTTCTTTCAGATTTAAGCGGTTCAAAACAACCATCACGATATCTTGGATTTACAGTTCCTAATGACGATCCAGACGTAAAGAAATATTTTGCTATGATGAGAAGCTGGAGCGGGATGGGATTCTTCCAAGTATCACTTAGTCCAGAAGCTCCTAAAGAAGTTAAAGATAAAGTCAACCTTGTCGAAATTATGAAGAAAGTCTTCGGTGAAGTTAAAAAGAAGTTTGAGACAAAATATAATAAATGGGCTTTTAATATAGTAGATGAAGAAATGGGTGGACATGCTGGTATTACAAACGCTGGTGGAATGGGATTATTTGGTCTTATGCCTAAGAAAATGAGAGAAGAATATAAAGCTCTTGTTCCTATTTCAAAAAGAGTTAAATCTCTTAAGGTAATGAAGGGAAGAAAGAAAGAAGATAAAATTAAAAAAGCAGAGTTCTTAGCAAGAGTTCCTGGACTTGCTAAACAAATAGCAAGATTAGATGAACTTGAAGCAGCTAAGAAAGAATATTCTAAAAATAAAGTAAAAGTAATGGGTTATTTTAAAACGTTAATGATTGAAGCTGTGAATAAAGAGATAGAAAAAGCAGTTGGCAGCAAGAAAGAAGCACCAGTAACTAATGAAAGTGTTTCATTAAAAAATATAATTATCGAGAATGTTACATTCTAAATTATAAAAAAGCAATAAAAAAGACATCCAATTGGATGTCTTTTTTTTAGGTAATATTCTTTTAGACTGTTTCTTTAATAATATTTGTTTCTTTATTTACAAAAGCCTGAAGCGTAGCTTTTGCTTCTTTGATTTTTCTTTTGCCAGAAACTGTAGATTCACCTAAAAGCGTTATACCATATTCTAAAGTTGCGATTGACTTTGCAATAGCTTCCTTGTTAGATTCTCGTAAAACTTTTGGGTTTTTATCTAATTCTATGACCGCTGCATTAACATCTTCTACTATAGAATCGATTTTCATTTTAGCATATACAGAAGATACAGTTCTTCCTTCTAAAAGTTTATTCTCAAATTCTACATAGTTTCTTGTAGCTCTCTCTAATTTCTTAATAAACGATTTTTTGTTATCACAACTTTCCAATAGAGATTCAGACCGTTTGCCTGCAAGGAAAATGTTGAAATCTTCATCCATAAAATCATTTATTTCTTTTATTGTATTTTTAGAATCTACAAATTCTTTTCCGAATTTAATTTCTTCTAATAGGTCGTTAAGTTTCATTTTTTTCTCCTGAAGCATTTCTTTTAATTACCTTTACGGATAAAATTCAGTAGTTTATTTTCTATAATTTCATTATATTTTATTCGTAATAAGCTAATATTATTATCTTTACAGTACGAGTTTTTAATGTCATCTCTATTTTTAATTTTCTTTAGCGCTTCGTATCCACCAAAAAAAGAAATAGGTTTAAAGTGTTGAATTCCATCATATTCAATACATGAATTACTATTAGGTAAATAAAAATCAAATCTTAATTTATACTTATCTTTACATTCATCGAATGTCTTTTGAGTTTTAAAATCAATATTATTTTTTTCTAAAAAATTTATTATTTTAATTTCTCCCTTTGATGAATTACAAATAGCGCATCCACTTCCTTTTAAGTGATCTTGAGGAGCTTGTTCGAATATTCCATGCTTAGAACATATAATTTTAATTTTAGTTTTATTGTTTTTATATTTAACTAAACTATAATCATATTTATTATTATGAACTTTATTTGCTTCTGCTATAAAATCATTTTTAGTTTTTCTATTATTACCATAGCATAAAGGACATCCTTGTTTTTGATGAATATGATTATTAACTACTTGTTCAAATATTCCATGCTTAGGACATATAATTTTAACTTTCATTTTAGAACCTATATATTCAACTAAACTATAATCATATTTATTATTATGAATTTTATTTGCTTCTATTATAAAGTCATCTTTATTAAATATTTTCATTTTATTGCATAAAGGACACCCTTGTTTTTGATTGATATGACTATCTGGAGACTTTTTAAATACGCCATGTTTAAGACATATAATTTTAACTTTAGTTCTATTATTTTTATATTCAACTAAACTATAGTCATATTTATTATTATGAATTTTATTTGCTTCTATTATAAAATCATCTTTAGTTTTTTTCTTCAAGTTATTCTCCATAAGATTATCTATTGTTATATATGGGTTAGGCTTATTGTAAAGATAACTACTGAAGGATTAACTATGAAACTTAAGCAAATACTGGAAATGATGGAAAAAGAGAGAGTAATTAGAAAGGGTAAGTGGAAGATTAGATATACTTCCAGCCGTGAAGGATATAGAGTTCTTAATAATGACGGACAACGAAAAGAAGTAAGAATGAGTCCAAGTGAAATAAGAAAAAGAAGATTATCAGGCAAGAAAGCAGCTCGTAGAATGAAAGGAAAGAGAGCCCAAATAAATGCCAGACGAAAGAGAAGTATGGCCAAAAGAGGCAAATAAATGGATTTAATAAAAATAGTAATTGGCAAAACCGACTGGCAATTCATTGAAAAAGAAGATGATAGAACAGTTGAAGTTATAAACACAAAAACAAAGAAGTCATTTACAGGTTTTATAAATAGTTTGTCATCTTCTGGCACTTATATGGTAGAATTAAAAGAAGAAATAGAAGATAGTAGATAATATGGGTTGTATCTATAAAATTGAAAATAAACTCAATGGAAAAGTCTATATAGGTCAAACTATACAGAAACCAGAGAGACGGTGGAGCCAGCATTGTTGCAAGAGTAAGACTGGGCGTAGTTTTATAAAAAACGCTATTCATAAATACGGAAAAGAAAATTTTGATTTTTCTGTAATAGATGAAGCTTTTACTTTTGATGAGTTAAACGATAAAGAAAAATTTTATATAAATGAAATGAATTGTATATCACCAAATGGATATAACTTAACTGAAGGTGGGTTTAATGCACCGTTTACTCAAGATACAAAGGATAAAATAAGTGCTGCCTTAACTGGAAGAAAAGCAACACCTGAACAAAATGAAGCAAATAGACAAAGAAGTTTAGGTAAAAAACAATCTAAAGAAACAATTGAAAAGAGAAGAAAGAAAATGATTGGTCACGAAGTTTTACAAGAAACAAGGAATAAGATTAAAGAAACATTAATAGGTCACGAAGTTTTACAAGAAACAAGAGATAAGATTAGAGAAGCATTAACAGGAAAAAATCAATCCATAGAAGCTAAAAGGAATAAAGGAATAAAGGTAGAAAAGTGATGTGTATAGAAACAGGAAAAATTTTTTATACAACAGTTGAAGCTGCTGAATTTGCTGGAATTGCTTCAAACTCTAAGATAACAGAATGCTGCAAAGAAAAAAGAAAAACCGCTGGCGGATTTCACTGGGGATATGCTTTATCTCTGTTGTAAATTGGATTCTAGCAAAATTAAGAAATAGACGTTATGCTATGCAAAGCACTCAAGGCAGAGCTTTAATTTTTGGATGCATTTATTCTATGAGATACTCTAACTTTAAGCATGACCAAGCACCTTTAATTCTAACGTTATATTCAGGCCCAAGAAGGTTCGTTCATATTTCTGGTCATTATACAGATGGATTAAATATTCATTATATGAGTGTTGCAGATAAACAATGGCTTGCAAGAACTATTTATCTGATTAAAAAAGGTAATCAGGTTATGAATCCTCGTTTATTTTATAGATTTCTTAAGTTAAATAGACCTACAATTATCAGAACAGCATATAGAAGATATCATACTTCTATGATAGTAGCTCCAAAAATGGTTTCTGCCGGCTGGACTCATCTTGGTAAATTGGTATACCCATTTCAAGATCCATATATTCAATTTCTAAATAAACAATTAGAACCACAAGAGATAGGATTTACAAAGGTGCAAGTTGCTTATTCTAAAACTGAAATAGCGGATAGAGTAAATCGAACTCTTGCTTCAAAACCAATAAGCGCATTAAAGTCAGCTACTCCGACGCTGCCTTAATTTTTTTCTTAATTAAGCTTATCATAGAACCATCTTTATTGCCCATTTCTTTTCTAAATTCCGCTGGAGATATCTTATTCATCGCTTCTCTTATTTTCTTAGCTGATACTTTATCACCGATTAATTTTCTTACTTCTTTAAAGTTCATTTCAAATCCTTATATAGCACTAATGTTATCTTTCCATAAAGATAATGTATAGAGGAAAATAATGGCAAAACCTATAGTAAAAGCAGAAAGTATCTTTAAGATAAACGCAAATAGTACAAACCAAAGCGCTACTGGTATGTTACCTATGTCGCCATGGGTAGAAATACAATTTAGAACTAACGTTATTTCTGACGATAGAAACTTAAATTCAGTAACTCCAACTCAAGAAAATGAATGGACTACTGTTACATTTAGACAGGCAAGTGACGGATATGTACCTCCGACTGGTTCTGATGATACAAGCTCTTTAAAGTTTGACAACTATTTTGAAACAGTAACTATTGAAGATAATGGTGGAGTTCAAAATTGTAAAATGCAATTGTTTGATAAAGACTTAGAGAGACTTGAAAATATAATAATAAAATCAATGATTGCAACTAAAGGCGGTAATGAAGCTGCAATGAACAATTTGAATAATGCTACTCCAAGTTCAATACTTGAATTTATGCCTAATCCAAGCTCTAATATAAACTTTCGAGTTAGATTTGGATATTCAGATTTAGCATCTGGTTCTAATGTATACCAACCAGCATTAAAGTCTTCACCAGAATGGAAAAGTAGAACAACCTCTAATAAAAAAAATAGTTTATATATAAAAAGTCCTTGGTTATATTTCATGATGATGGGTGTAAATTTTAATTTAACTCAAAAGGGATTAGTTGCTAATGTAGAAGGAATATCAATTTCTAATACATTTTTGGATAAAACAAAAATAATAAAAAGATTTGCCTTAATGAAAGGAACTCCTCAAAAATTGTTTAATAGTATTGGCCAACAATTATATTTAGCAACTGGAGGAAGAGTTCAAGTCGTAAAAGGAGCATTAGCGGGTGGTTCTCATACCTCAAATGGAACTCCAATTCTTCCAGACGGTGTTTCAAGAGCTATTGGTTCAAGCGTAGATTACGGATCTCCTAGCGATTTACCTATTCAATGGTCAGTAGATCCAGAAGAAGGAGATGATGTTTATCCAGACAGTTTATCTGATGCTGATAAGTCCGACTTAGAGGAAAGTTCTAAATGGGTAAATATAAGTCTTTCTTTAGGCGGAGAACCAAGCTATGAAATAGACAAAAGCGGGAAAAGAACAAACAAAATTGTAAATGAATTTATGTCAGTTAAAGAATTGTTAAATGACTTTACAAGTAAAGTTCCTACTATATTAAGAAATAAAGACACGAATAAATATATTACAGATGCTGAAAAAGTAAAAGCTATAATTGATAATGTAGATAATACTTATGATGCTTCTGTGTTTGAACCTATACGATATACATATTCTGTAAATGAACAAACTGCAGATTTAGGTACAGGTGCAAATACTGATACCATAGTAGTAATCAGATTTTTCTATAGAAGATTGGATAATACAAGCCAGGATTATGTTCGTAGTTATGATTATATGCAATCACCAACTTCAATTGTTACAGCATTTAATGTAAAAAACAGTTTAGATTTCATACAGTTAAATCAAAGTATAATAGTAAAAGGTAAAAAATTAGATGCTTTAATTTCCACTCCATCAAAGGAAACTGATAGTAACGAAGGTTCTGCTCCTGCTAATGTTAATGAAGTTTTTGCAGGTCAACTTAAGAGTAATAATTTCACTCTTGTAAATAAAGTAGTTGAGGATAATGGAGATAGTAATGCAAATATAGTAGCAGATAAAGTAGTTCAAAATATGAATGACGGTATATTCTTCGGTAATGTTGAAATACTTGGAGACCCATTTTATTTATTTGACGCAACTCTTCAGCCTTATCAGTATTACATTAGACTAAATATATATAGAAACTATAATGAATATAATCCAAGTAACAACAAAATACTAAATCAAAGTTATTTAACTGGTTATTATCTTATTAAGAAAATTACACATACTATTAGCTCAAGTGGATTTAGAACTACATTGGATGTACAAAGATATCCAACCACTGGTATCGAATAATTTGTCATAATGTTTTTCAATTGAAAAGATAATGTAAACAGGAAAAATCCTTTTGGAGATAATATGGCAGGCTCAGTAGACCTTTTTCTTAACATACAAGATGGACTCGATGAAAACTTAAATAAAGCTGAAAAAAGTCTTGGTAGTTTTGATAACTTAGCTGATAAAGTTGTGAAAAACATGGAAGATATGAATAAAAAATCTAACATGTTAAATAGTAGCTTTAAAAACATAGCTAATAATATAAATAAATCAAGCAAAAGTGCGAGTAGTTTTAGTGGTATACTAACCGGAACTTCTTCTAATATTAAAGAAATGAATAAAAACTCAAGTTCTCTAAAAAGTAACTATGAGAATATAGC